CTAAATTATGGTAGATACATAAATGTGTTCGGATTACCAGCAATACCAGGAAAAATTTGGAAAGATGAAGAATTAAAAAATAAAACACTTCTTTTTCGATGTGAAGGTGGATTGGGTGATCAAATAGCAAATTTTCGTTTTGCTAAAGTATTTCAAGAAATGGGTGCAAGGGTTTTAATAGCATGTGCAGAAGAATTAAAAGAATTATTTTCTCGTCATGGATTTATATGTATAGACAACGGTGCAGTAAATTCTGTTCATTATGATTATTGGATTCCCGCCATGTCTGCCGCTTATATTTTAGGATTAGAATTTGAAGACCTCGATGGTTCACCATATATTACTGCAAACAATCCAAGCAAATTATTTTCAAAAAAAGACACAATAAAAGTTGGTATTCGATGGAGTGGTAATCCACAATTTGAAGATGAACAACACAGAAGATTTCCTCCAGAGTTAATTATAGATTTACATGAAACGCCAAACACAACATTTTATTCACTTCAACGAGATGAAAATTGTGTTGATGGTCTACCATTTGCAGATATGCGTGAACAAATGAAAACATGGGATGATACAGTAAATATAATTGCTGGATTGAATTTGGTAATTACATCTTGTACTTCTATTGCACATCTTGCGGGTGCTATGGGAATACCAACTTGGATAGTTACACCTATAATGCCCTATTATACATGGGCAATCAATGGTGAAACTACTAAATGGTATAACTCTGTTAGATTATTTAGGCAAACTGAATATGGTAAATGGAATGATGTATTTAAATATGTTGAAAAAGAATTAAAAGAATTTTCTCAAACATTCAAGTTCACAGATATATAAACATAGTAAAAATAATATTTTTTTAATATGAAATACATATTAGTAGAAAATGGTGAAATTAAAACATCACCCCTTCAATTACCAAAAAACTGGAAAAATGTATCAAATTTTTATTTACTGGATAATGTAGCATTAAAAGAATATGGTTGGTATCCGCATAGATTTGTACAAGCACAAATTCAAAATAATCAAGTTTATGATGGAAGTACATTTATGATTGAACAAGATGAAGTCGTAGAATATCAACAGGTTAGAAATAAAACACAGCAAGAAATAAATCAAGATACAGAAGATAAATGGAATTCTATTAGAAATCAAAGAAATACATTATTATATGATTGTGATTGGACTCAATTACCAGACTCTCCATTAACTAATGAAAAAAAACAAGAGTGGGCTACATATAGACAAGCATTAAGAGATATTACATTGCAAGTTAATCCAGATAATATTATTTGGCCTACTAAACCAATTTAAAATAACACCATTTAATGAACGAAAACATCGTTTACTTCATTTTAGACGAATATTCAAATTCCGTAAAAATAGGATATACAACCTTAAAGGGATTAAAGAAAAGAATAGAAACTCTCCAAATCGGAACTCCAAATGAACTTAAACTATTAGGAGCAACTTGGGGAGATAAAAAAACAGAAAAGAATATTCACGAAAAATTCCATTCTTTACATATAAGAGGAGAATGGTTTGAATATACAAAAGAGATAGAAGAGTTTATAGCGGAATGCTGGGACTTTTCTATAATAGAATCTTTAGAAAAGAAACTACTTAAAAAAATAACAAATAAATCAAGCGAGGTGCAATATGGAAAATAATTTTAATATCGAAGGTTTTGAAACATTCGAAAAGGTTATTATTGATTTTACAGCAACTTGGTGTGGGCCTTGCAATGTTTTAAGTCCAATTCTTGATGAAATCGCAAAAACAACAGATATCAAAGTTTTTAAGATTGATGTTGATGAAAATCAAGATATGGCTATTGCAAATGAAGTAAGAAGTATTCCTACAATGTTGTTCTATAAAAGAGGAGAGCTAATTAATAGAACGACAGGAATGAAAAGAAAAGAAGAAATTATAGAAATATTTAACTAAAACAAAAAGCCCTTGAAAACAAGGGCTTTTGTATTTTTAATATATTAAAGCACCTTTGAAGATAATGTTATTATTCTTCTTCTTCGTGACTACTTTCTTCCATTTCTTCGTCAGACTCTTCTTCTGTATCTCCTTCATTTTCAGATTCTTCATCTTCATACTCACCTTTTTCTAAATTCTCAACATGCTCAGGATGTTCTTCTTCTCCATCTGCTTTATTGAGTTTCATCATTGGAATATCAACGATAACTTCTTTGTCGTGTTGTTCGACTTCTTCTTCGTCTTTGAAGTGCAAATGGACATCTGAATCTTCAATTTCAATTTGAACGAACTCTTCGAATGTTTTGATTATTCTGTTATTCATATCACAGTTTTTTTTAATTTTCGGATGAAAAACACCCATGTTCTAATTTACTATTAGAGTGTAATTTCTATATATCAGAAAAAAATAAAGAATTTCAAAAAAATAAAAATTAGCTTATTGTAAAAAATACAGGATATATAAAATAGCTATATGATAAACTGTTAAATTCCCTAAGAAAATGATTCTAACAAATCATTTTACATATAAAAATGACAGTTTATTTAAAATATTACCATAAAGCCATGAAAAAACGCATAACAGGAATAAACCAAAATGGAAACTTAAATAATTCAAATAATTCAGCTAAACCTAACTCATTTACAAAGACAGAAAATATACAAGCATCTATATTTAGCCAAATCAACCAAGAAAAACAAAAAAATAGAGACATTATACTTAAAAGTAAATACTCAGCGGCTTTGAAGTCATCTGCTGAAAATTTCCTGATAGACCTTTTTGAAAAAATTTCAACCCTTAATGATTTTGATAATGTGGATATTGAAATACCAATTAGTGCGGCTATGGCTATAATCAGTAATATAAGCTGGCATCAGCCTACTGAAGCTCAGGTAGAATATGATTTTACGAGAGAGTGTATGGATAATGGTCTTTATGCAATTCAAGTTTTAGGAGATGGAGACTTAGACATAGAAGAAGAAAAAATTAAAATTGATGATGATAATATAGAGAAAGAAGATGTAGAAGATAAAGAAGGCGAGGGGGGAGAAGAAAGTGAAGAAGGAGAAAAGGGAAAAGAATAACAATGAAAATTTTACTATTAAAGAATTGTAATTCCCCAGAATATCTTGAAGTAGTTAAAGAAAATGGCAAAAATCTTGTATTTGAGTCATACAAAGATATGGATGAGTGGATTTACGATATGGAACTTAATTCAGAATCTTTTACTCCTATTATTGTTGAAGAAAACAAAATAGATTTTGAGACTATATTCAGAGGAAGAAGTTTCTAAAAATTAGAGTCATATATGAATCCAAATGATATTTACACAAGACATATTGATTATGTAGCAGAAAGATGTAATTACAGAATTTCAAAATTCATCAATGTTCCAACAAAAGAATTCAACGGAGTTTGTTTTATTGCATTTGAAGGTTCTATAACAAAAGAACTTTGGAATCCTGAGAGAGATTGGAATCAGCTCATGCTCGTTATAGATGAAATTGAAAAAATAGAAGGTGTTTCTTTGAATATAATAGGAACAACTTGTGAAATCTTAAAAAAAGATGGAACTGATTCAGTTTCTTTATGTAAGCATGATGGCGGTTCTCGCTTAGACTCAGTGTATAGATGCTGTGTTGATTTTGTCAATAATGTTGCTTTGCGATAATTTTTCTAATCTTTGTTGAACTAAATACTTTTATTTTCTATAATAATAGAAAGTTACCATCATAATTGAGGTTTCATTAGCCATGCAGAACAAAAAAGAAACGGAAATCAAAAGAATATTTATGATTTCAGACCTTCATTTTGGGGTTCGTTCAAACAGCCCAGAATGGCTAAAAATCCAAACCGATTATTTCTACAAATACTTCATACCATTAGTAAAACAACATAAAAGAGATGGAGATGCTTGTTTTATTCTTGGGGATATTTTTGATTCAAGACAATCTATTAACATCTTAGTTATGAATTCTTGTATTCAAGTTTTCCAAGAATTATCCAAAGTATTTGGAGAAGATGGTGTATATGTTATGGCTGGTAACCACGATTGTTGGACAAAAGATTCAGCCGAAGTTCATTCCCTTGTTTGCATTTCGGGTATTCCGAATGTTCATGTTTACAATACCCCTGGGATAGTTCAATCCCCTCATTCCAAAATGATTCTTTTCCCATGGGGCATGCAAGTAGAAGAAGAAAAGGAATTTTTAGAATCTACTTCTTCCGATATTCTTTTTGTCCATACAGATATAAAAGGTGCAAGATTCAATTCAAAGGTTGAAGTTGAGCATGGAAATGGAACAGAGACATATAGAAGACATAAAAAGGTATATGGTGGTCATATACATTATAGACAAAGAGTAAACGATTTTATTACCCTTATAGGCTCTCCTTATCAAATGACGAGAACTGATATAGGGAATAGAAAGGGAGTTTACTTGCTTGACCTTGAAACAAAAGAAGAAACATTCTTTGAAAATGATTATTCACCAGAATTTATATCAGCCAACTTTGAATCTATCATAGATATGAATAGAGAAGAACTTGATTTAGTATTTTCAAATAAATTTGTTGATTTGAAAGTAGGCAAAAGATGGTTTGAAGAAGTTGATATTCCTTCATTTGTACTTTCTTTCAAAACCCAAAGGTCTATTCAATTACAAGAGATAGACGACTCTGATTCTATTGAATTAAACGAATCTCTTGATGTAGATTTCTTTGATGAAGCAACTCCAAATTTTGACATACTTACTTTAACAAAAGAACTTGTTAGTGCTTTGGAATTTGATGAAGAAACTAAAAATAAAATAGAGAATAAGATAGCTCTATTGTATGATAAAATATCAGAAGAATAAAAAATCAAAAAAAGGTATATCATGTTATCTAAAAATGAATATTCACAAGCGATTGAGATTATAGAAAACGCTATCAAAAAGTCTATTGGTCTTTTTGATTCTGCGAAAGAATTTGGATTAAACCAAAATGAAATACTACATATCTTAGCGAAGATAGAAGCATCCTATGCAATAGGTTCTTTAAGTAAAGAAGATTGGGATTATTATTCTGATTTAATTGGCAAATTTGAAACCAAATCGGAAACCATAGAAGTTCCTAATGGAGCAAATGAAGAAGAAATAAACGATATAGTTCAATCTATCGTTGAACTTTACCAAACTGGTAAAAATGACAAAGACAAAAGAGTAACATTTGAAATAGGTGGTCTTTTAGTTAGACTTAAAAATATTCTACTCGGTTCTTATAATGAGTTTATCGACTCATGTCTTCCATTTAGCCAAAGAACTGCGAGAACTTATAAAAAAGCTTTCTTTGATATGGGTGGGGAATATACTCCAGAAACCGATAATGAAGAAGAAATAGAAGAAATAACAAGTAAAATAAATCAGCTTAGCGCTTATACAAAAAATGACCCTGAGAAAAAGTTTGCTTCTGAGATAGGAAAACTTTTAGTTAGGCTTAAAGACCTACTACCAGGTTCTTATAATGAATTTGTAGATACATATCTACCATTTAGCCAAAGAAGCGCAAGAACATATGCAAGAACGTTTTTTGATATGGGTGGAACATATACACCCTACGATAAACTTGAAATTAAAAAAGACGTACAATCTTTCCTTAAAAAGGGAAAGCAAAATGTAGGGACCGATGATGGTGATGTGGATTCACTTATTTCTTTCTTAAATCCACAAAGTATTGATTTGAACGATGATTATGATGAACGTTCAAAATGGTGGGCAGAAAGAGATGAAGAAGGTAAAATAACAAAGTATAATTATCTTATCTACATTCAAGATTCTCCTCCGCTCAAAGGTTCTTTTACCTGTGAGCAAATGGAAGAGATTTATAGAAAATATCCTTATGTAACTCAAAATACAATTAGCAGAGATTTTCCTTACATCACATTCACAGAATTTAAGAAAATCTTGCGTTGTTTTAACATCACAAAAGATAAACTTTTTCCTCCTCATATTGTTGAGAATTATTCTGAAGATGAACTGGCATTATTTGCATTAAAAGCAAAAGAATCAGCTGGTTACAAAAAAATGATTGAGAAAAAGTCTGAATACTTTGAAAAAAGATTCAAAGATGTTCAAAAGAACTTGCTTGATGTTAAAACGGACAGACAATGGATTGAAGGAGTATTGGATAAATATTTCAGCGAAGAACGTCAGCGCTCTGTTGAAACTATAAGATTTTCAGATATTCCAAAAGTATCTGAAGAAGAAAAAGCAAAGCATCCTCGTTTATTTTGTTTTATGAGCGATTTGCATATTGGAAAGTTCTATGAACATCCAATTTACGGTAGAGGATTCAACAAAGAAATAGCAAAAGAAAGATTCGAACAGTTGGCATTTCATATTTGTAGAGAATCTGAAAAATATGAACATCTAACTCTTCTTTGTGGTGGTGATATAACAGAATCTATCATGGAAGATGGACTTCATCACGGCATCCACAAATACATGGATTTATTTCAAGATGACCAAATTATGTATGCTCTTGACTTGTTCCATAGTTTATTCTCAACTATTATTCAAAACACAAATTTCAAGAGTATAGAACTTTTAGGTCTTGAAGGAAACCATGATAGAATTGGCTCTCAAAGACATGATGATAAAAATAGAACAGCCGCTAAAGTAGTCTATAGATTCCTCCAAAGAGAATGGAAAGATAAAATAGATGTTATTTTAGCAGAAGAAGGAATAATTAATCAGAAAAGAGAAAATATTTGCATAATTTCGCATCACGGAGATGCAAATTTGGCAAAGAAAAAGGGAGATGAGCTTGTAAATCTTTTTGGAGATGGAAAAAGATTTTACCATCTTGTTATCAAAGGGCATTTTCACCATCTTGAATGTAAAGAAGGTACGAATTTCCTTAGCATAACGCTACCTTCTATTTGTTCTGCTGATACTTATTCTATAACGGAATTTGCACAAAACTCCCAGCCAGGATTTATACTTGGTCATCAAGCAGAATTTGGATTGGGATTTGACTTCAAAAAAATAACCTTGTTTTAATGTAAAGGCATAGAGATGAAACTCACGCAAGTAAAATTTAGAAACATCAATTCCTATGGAAACAGATGGCAAAATATTGATTTTAATCCAGATGAACCTGGGTTGTATCAAATTTGCGGTGAGAATGGGACTGGAAAATCTACTATAAGTCAAGTTCTTAAAATGGGGCTTTATGGAAGAGTTCAAGGTAAAAAAACAATAGCAAAGTGTGTTAATAGGATAAATAAGTCTGGTGAGATTTCAATTACATTTGAAACAAGACTTGGAAAGGTTGATGTTCAAAGAGGATTTTCTCCTAATTCATTTAACTTGAAAGTAGCAGGTAGCGAATATAAACAAGCTGGTGTTAAAAATGTTCAAGAATATTTAGAAGAAAACCTAATAGGTATTCCTCAAAAAATATTCAATAATTCAATTAGTCTTTCAATCAATGATTTCAAGTCATTCTTGAATATGGGAGCGGAAGACAAAAGAGAGATTGTTGATAAAATCTTTGGTCTTGAAACAATCAACATTATGAGAAAGATGTTGAGTGAAGAGCTAAGAGAATCTAAAACATTTCTCAAAACTTGTGATGATAATATTAAATTCATCGAAGACAATATAGAAAGAGCAAATAGAGAATTGGCTATTGTTGAAGAAAAACTCCAAGAAGATAATTCTGAAAAGATAGCGCAATTAAAAGAAAAGTATGAGTCTATTCTTGCTTCTAAACTACCTTTTGAAGAAAAGAAGCAAAAAGCATCAGAGGCAAAAGAAAAACTTGATGAAGCTGAACGTAAAATCTCAAGAAACAAGCAAGAGATAAGAAGCAACATAGATTCATTAGCTAAACAAAAAAGGCTATATCAGTCAGAAAAATGCCCAACATGTGGTTCTGACCTTAAATCAGATGAACACCAACATAAGTTTCAAGAAATTCTAACTGAGGAAGAATCATATAGAGCTAAACTCAAAGAATTAGAAGATAAATCTTCTCAGGTGGATGAAAGAATGCAAAAAGCTAAAACAGCTTTAAGAGAATGCGATTCTCGTTTGATTGATATAGAATCAAAAATGCGTTCTATCAGAACTCTTTTGAAAGAAGCTGAACAGCAAAAGGTAGATGAGCAAACAGATGGTATAAAAAGAATCATCGAGCAAAACTTCCAAAAATTGGAAGAACTACAAGAAGAAAGGAAGAGAATTGTAAAAAAAGACAATATCAATAAATTGGTTGATGATTTGCTTGGTGATAAAGGCTTGAAAAAGTCTGTTATGGAGCATATTGTTAAACCTATGAATGTTCAAGTGAATGCTATCTTAGCTCAGCTTGAATTGCCCTTTAAGGTGGAATTTGATGGTCAGTTTGATGCTAAACTTAAACAGCTTTCTTATGAAATTAGCACAGATGAACTTTCAACTGGACAACTTAAAATGTTGGATTTTGCAGTGTTGCTTGCAATCATCAAAATGTTGAAAATTAAATTTCCAACTTTGAATATTTTATTTTTGGATGAAATTTTTAGTTCATTAGACCCTAATAACATATCAAGAATAGTTCATATTCTGAGAAGAATATCAAAGGAATACATGATGAACATAATGGTGATTAATCATGCTCCTTTACCAACAGAATTATTTGATTATACTATAACAACTGGGATTAAAGATAATTTCTCTAATCTAACCGTTGAAAAATGCATGTAATATAGATGTTTTCAAGAAAACCCAAATTACATATAGAAGTATTCACATTAAAAAGCGTAGATGACTTTGGTAAAGTATCTTATGTTGATAATGCTGAACTTTCTGGATATATAGAAGACAGCGATTTCTTACCAAGAATTGGCGATGTATTAGTCTACAAAAAAACTCACTATAAAGTTGATAGAGTTATTATAGACTATGAGAAAAAAACATTATCTATTCTTTTGAGCGAATCAAGAGTGGATGTGAAAATCCAAAAATAAATAATCCCATATGAACGGCATTCCTACGCCAGTACAAGCGATAGAGGGTATAAGTCACAAATACAATTATGATAATATATTTATACGAACAGTTATTGCTGGGGTTATCAATATCTTAAATGATAGAGTTTTCTTACTTTACAGACTATCAGATACCGAAACTAAAACACACTATGTCCCGTTTTATTATTCAATGACTGGTGATGAAAGGGCTCTCCAAGATTTTTATCTAAACTGGAACGATTGCGTTCAACCTAAAACTGTTGATGGTAACATTGATGTTTTACCAAGGGGTATGGTAAAAATGAATGCTGTTAGTATAAATACAGCTTCTCTTACAAATTATCATGTTCGTGGAGATTTTGTTAGAGAAAATGCAAATAATCAACTAACCACATATAGTGCAAAACTTCACTCTATTCCCATAAAAATGACCTTTGAGGTTGAGATTCAATCCGATACACTCGAAGATTCTTGGAAAATATGGGAAAAGGTCATAGAAGTATTTTGGCCAACTGTTGCTTCTTCTGTCAGGTGGAATTATGTTAGAATTCCATTTCAAATAGGATTCCCAGCAGATTTTCCTTCTGAGAAACTTTATCAATGGTCATTTGGAGCGATAAATGCTTCAAATGTTAATATAAACATGAAATTTTCTCTTGATTTAGAGACATATTATCCGATATTTGATAAAAATAGCGAACTCTTCAAAGGTCAATCGATTACAGGATTTACATCATCAGATGAGCTTTATTTAGATGAAAATGGTCAATTATTAGCAAAACCAAAGATTTTAGAGATAAATCTACCATTACCAGGTAGTCTTGGAGGTTCTTCATATGAAGTTGGTAAGATTTATTGGGGTCTTACTTTTGACCCAACCCTTCCAAATCAAAGTGGCTTCTCAGTCGCATTAAAAAATATCGGGAACTCAAAAAGCACTGGTAATCCTGTTTTTAAGGTTCTGAATTTTTATACTGATACAACAGATTCATCATCTGTACATACATTAACTGAAAATACTTCTATAAACTACTCAAAAATATTTGACGGTAGTGCATATATAGCAGAAGACCAAGTTGTTGGAACAACAGTTGCAACAGAACCAAATAATGGTCAAGACTATTCGATATATACAATTGCAACCCCAGTTGAAGACAGAGCCAATATTTCTATGAAAAATAGTAAAGATTTATCAGGTTTAATAGAGGCAAACTCATCAATTCTTGAAAATATTACAAAAAATCTTGATGATGAGGCATAAAAACAAATACAATCTTGATATATAGATAACAAATCAAATATATACACATTGTATATTAAAAATAACGGTTAGGCAAAATGGCCACCTTAAAGAATAGAATCGAAACATTAAAAAACCGCACATCAGATTTGGCAGTTCGTCAAATTTGTGAAAGCGTACTTGAGTTGACAGACCACGTCCCAACTCGTAATCTAAGTGCTTTAATCAGAGAACGCTTAAAAGAGCTTGATAGCCAAGACGCTCATTCACAGCGTTTTCTTATTTCAGAAAAGCGACTTGCTCGCTTGGAAGATATGGGAATTTCCCGAGCATTAGATAGAATTAAATTAACTGGTGTTTGGGAACATAATCCAAGAATTCAATACATACTTGAATGGTATGAAAAGAATCAGATTATGAAAGTTCCTGACTTTTTGATTGCAGAGCAATTCATTGCACAGATGACACCATTCTGCTATGACCCTTCAATCAATGAAGCGATTGAAGTTGTTCGTAATATTCAAAAAGCTTTGGAAGAAGATATAGCAGTATCTACTACAATTCATTTGCTTGAAAATTCAAGAGCTTCTAAATTTTATTCACCTTTGATTACAAATTTGAGAGAATATCTTGAAAATAAGTCACAATCAATGCGTTCAGTTGTAATTTCTGAAATGGAAACATACGCTTATGAGCCTGTTGTTCGTGAATTGCAAAACAAGCTTAAAGTTTTTGAATCCAACTCAAATACATCTAAATTCCATATCACTGCAACTTCATCTGATTATTTGGTGAACTCTGTATATTCTTTTGTTTTAGTTGAAAGAAATGCAGATTATTTTGCAATCGATGGTAATTTCTTTAAGAAAGTGGGTGAAAACATCACACATCTTTCAACAGAAGCGATGGCTCGCATCAATCAAAAGTTTGTTGAATTGAACACACTTTTAACAGAAGAGCATGTATCGGTTGACCGTGAAAAAATCAGCTACAGTTATGGAAATAACACTATGCAAATTCGCATAGATGATAAATCCGTATCATATAATGGTAAGCCTCTTAAAATTCAAGAAGTAAATAATAAACTTGTAGAAGCAGGCGTATTTAGATGGAATCAGCAAAATGACTTGAATAAGTTTAATTCTTTATTTGAGCATGTTGATACTCTTTGTGAAATTGATTTTGCAAAAGTAATTTCATCTAAGAATCATGCTGGTATTCAAGCAACTATTATGAGATTAGGTGGTTCTGTGACTGTTATTAAGAACAATCCTATCATGAATGAAAATAAAGTATTTACAGGATTGAATGGAACTCAAGCTCGTAATATTATTTTAGAATTTTTGAATTATGATATATCAGAAAGTTTGGTTGAATTTTTATCCTCCGAAAATAGAGCAATCAATCAGATTGAAAACGAAAGAAGAGAAATTTTGAATCAAATTGATGAATGTGAACGCAATATCTTAAAAATCGAAGAAGCTCAGCAAGATATTATGGTATCTGGCTCAGATGAAATTTCAGCTATTAAGAGCGAATTAGCATTTGAAGTAGCAAGATTGAAAGAACTTTATGCTAACAAAACAACTGAACTAAATAAACTTAGAACCTTTGAAGATAAAGGTGACGATTTTTTTTCGGATGATGAGCTAAAAAGCTCCAAAAAAGGTAAAGGAACATCAGCTTATGTCCAACAAGCACCTGAGCGTGATTATGGTATAGGTGATTTAGTAATCATTGATGGTAAAGATGGTAGAATCGTTGGTTTGGACTCTGTTCAAAATAAAGCAACTGTTCTATTGAAAAGTGGTGATTCTGTAAGTGCGGAATTTTCAGACTTGGAATTAAAAGTTGAAGAATCTTACCTTTACGAAGGAAAAAAGTCTAAAGGCTCCAAGGGTGTTTCCACTTTTACACAACAGACTCCTGAAAGAGCCTTCAATATCGGCGATATGGTAGATGTAGCGGATAAGGGTGTTGGTAAAGTTACTGGTATTGATTCAGCAGAAAAGATAGCAACAGTAATGTTTACAAGTGGAATCCAATCAAAGGTTACATTTCCAGAGATGAGACTTGCTTCTGAAGAAGAAATCGAAAAAGAAGAAGAATATTCAGAAGAAACAAGTTCTTACGGTAAGAAAAAAACACAAACTACTTATGTTCAAGAAGCACCTCAAATCGATTTTCGAGTAGGTGAGACTGTAAATGTAATTGGTAAAGGTTTAGCTAAAATTACAGCGATAGATTCTATCCGTCACGTTGCAATCGTTATGTTGCAAAATGGTCAGCAATCAGAAGAGGAATTTTCAAATCTTCGTTCTATGACTTCTGAAATAGAAAACAAAGAAGAAGAAAACTATACTTACGGTATATCATTAGGTAGTATGCCTAATGTTAGTGAACAACCTCTTGAATCTAATCAATTAATCGAAGATGAAGAATATCAAGATGAAGATGAAGAATTCGATGAAGATGATGATTATGAAGGCGAATATGAAGATAGATTTGAAGAAGATGAAGAAGATTATGATGAAACTAAATTTGATGATTTTGAGCCAAGCAAAAAAGATATTGCAATAGCAAATCGCTGGGCTGAATTATCTAAGATTTATGATAAAGATGGTAAAATCAAACCATTTAGTTTGTATGACAAAGAGGACGATGATGATTATATCCCTGAAAACTCAGAAGTTTATGAAGATGGATGGGCACCTGAGGGTAAAGAGGAAGATGAATCTACAATCTCAAATTCATATGAACAAGAACCATCAGATAATGTTTTATCTCATGAATATGATGAAGAAAAGTTTAACGATGAAGATGAAGAAGACGAAGAAGATATGAAGTTTGTCGACAGAAGATTCGAATATGATGAAGATGATGAAGATGAAACTAAATTTGATGATTTTGAGCCAAGTAAAAAAGATATTGCCTTGGCAAATCGTTGGGCTAAACTTTCAAAAGTATTCAAAGATAATCTGGAATTGAGTGATTTATACGATGACGATGAAGATTATATTGAAGAAGGCGCAAATGACTTTAATGAAGAAGATATAAACTCATCTAATGATGTTTTTGAAGAAGAATATGAAGAATATGTTGACGAAAGAGAATATGAAGAAATGGCTGAGGATTCAGTTGAAGAAAACCACCATAAACTTCAAGTAAATTCAAAAGATGCTCTTTTGGCAAAAGATAAAGATTCTGATTATGTTTTTTATGATGATGAATTAGATTTGCCAGACTTTAATTTACCAAAACCTCAGTATGTTGGAAATAAAGTAAAAGCATATATTCACGATGATTATGAAGACTCTATTTTGTCTAACAAAGAAATTCTTATAGATGAAAGTTATTACTACAATACAGGGATTGATGAAGCCCTCGAAGTAGAAATAGATGGAATAATCAATTTTATCCCAAAGAAATTCATAAGAATAATAGAAAAATAAAAAACATATTCAAAATGTTAACTTTTAATGAATATAAGGATGAAAAAAATAAAGCACTATTAGAAGATGCAACCGAGGATGTTTTTGTAACTCCTGATAGAACACAATCAATTAGTGCTATAAATATGGCAATAGGTCAAATTCAACCAATAGTGACGAATTTGATGGATGTAGCGACAAAATTAGATGCGGCTAATGTAAATAGCTCAAAATTAAAGACTATGTCTAAAAGTTTAGAGAATTACATAAACCAGTTAAAAGATGCAGCATCTAAGCCTCTAAGTGCCTAAAATACGTTTTAAAAATAAAAGGAAAAGACTTCGTCTTAAAAACGAACTTTTTTCCTTTTTTTTCTATAATATTAGAAGAACTTATAATTAAAAATAAGCATTTAAAATGGCAAACTATGTTAGCAATAAAGAACTTTTGAAAGAAATCATAGAGTCTAAAAAAAGAGATGAATTAACCCCAAGAGCGGTTGAGCTCATTTGTAAAATGTCTCAGGAAATGTCAAAGGTTTTGAAGTATAAATACCCAGAAGATAGAGAAGATTGTATTGCTTCTGGCATAGCAGATGTTATCAAACACTGGAGAAATTTCAATCCAGAAAGGTCTGAAAATGTATTTGCTTATTATACACAAGTTATAAAAAATGGAATGGCAAAAACTTGGAATTTAATCCATCAACAAAAAGATAGTGATTTTATTTCGATAGATGACGATATATTCCGTAATATTTAAGATATGATAAACCCTTTTTCTTCTTTTGGTTTTAACTTAGTGCATAATGATATAAAGAATGAAATTTCTTCATATTTGCAAACACATGAACCTCCAATTGAACATCAAATTATGAGATGTTTGATGTCATTTTGTGATGTTGATATTAACAAAATTAGAATTTTGAAGAGTATAGATAATAATCAAGAAAGAATATTGATAATCACACCAGAATTTAATCTATCAGAAAATTTTTTTAATAATTTGAATGAAATCATGACAAAATTTACCTATAATTTTGTTGAAAAATGTCATATAAATTCAGTAAAAGAAATACATTTCCACTATTCAAAATAAATTTCCCAAACCCTCAAAATAACCCGTTTCTGTTTTCAATTTATTGCTATATAACTGAGCATTAAACATAATATAACAGTTATGAGAACACAAGAAAAACACATCGAAAGAGAATTTGAAGATTTTACAAAAGAAGAAAAAATGGTTGTTTTAGCACTTTACATAAATCACCCATTTCCACAAAGTCCTGAACAAATTCGTAAAACTATCTATAGAAATGGCTGGGAAGAACTAAGTGAAGAAGAATTAAATCAACTTAGAATAACATTAGTTCAAGCCAAATACAATTAATTTTTTAATTTCTAACGAGGTTATCGTGAATTACAGCGTAGAATCCTTGATTGAATCAAGAATGAAACTTGCAGAACTCAGAAACTCTTTAAGGGTTTTTAGAGCGAATTTAGACTCATCTAAATTCAAAATTGAAAAGCACGCTATTGATTCCAATGATGGTAATTATGGAAAGAATGCAGAAGAACGAGAAAGGTTCTTAAAAAACGCATTACTTGAGTCTGATAATTATGTTGATTTGGAAAATAGAGTTATTTCTTTACAAAATGAAATTGAGCTCGAAGAAGCTAAAATTGACTGTCTTAGAGATTTAAGACGGGAAATTGAGATGCAACAGAAAGAGAGAATGATAGATTCTGGCGTTTCTGTATAAATTTGCTTTTATTTTCTGATATATACATTTTCAAACACTTAAAATAATTGTATTGATATGGAACAGTGGATACCTTTATTGCTTCAATTGCAAGCTCAAACCCAACTTTGGCATTGGCAAACTAATCACTATGCATCACATGTTGCATTAGGCGGTTACTATGAATCTATCCAAGAATTGACTGATAAATTCGTAGAAGTTACCAAAGGTAAAAATCCAAAAGGCGAAATGCCTGCTTTGCAGACAGCTCCTATTGAAATTAAAGGAATCGTTGGCGTTGAATTGGAAGCTCAATATACTATATGGGCTAAACAACTTTGCGATTGGGCATGCTCTAAAGAAATCACAGAACAACCTGATATTCAAGATATTATCTTGGACATGATTAATGAGACAAATAGATTAGTTTATTTGTTAAGACTTAAATAAGAAAACTAATTAGTATTCAAAGCCTGAGAATAATCTTCTCGGGCTTTTTTTGTTTGTTAAAAATCCGAATATATAAGAATACAATACAAAAAGGTTTTTATGTCTGCTGATTATACATCCCAAATAAAAGAAAATACAAAGTCTTTAATTGAATTAGCTGAGAATTCTCAGGAATTAAATGTCTTTTTCCAAAAGAATGCTATTGAAAAGGCTGTTCAAATTGGAGATTATTCTCTCCCAGATTTATCAGGTACAAATTCAATAAGTGCTTTACAGAATTTAAGTTCTTTGATAGAAGAATTAGATTCAAATTTCAAAGAAATTAATCCTTCTGTTGAAGGAGCTAAAGTTCCTATTGTTCCAAACAATTTAGATTCTATAACTCCTAATGAGTTATTAGATGCTTTAATACAACTTCAACAAACTGTAACAGATATAAACTCTCAACAGGTGATTCCAGATGATTTGGATTCTGTTTTATTCTGTCCTCCTGATGCTCCACCTCCTCCACAAGTTACTTTTGAAGATTTTAAGAAATTGTGCGAAGAAGCTGCTCCTCCACCTGAACCAAGCAAAAAATTAGAAACTCCTCCAAGTCCAGATTTGGGGGAAGCATTCAAAGACATAGATTCTTTACCTGAAGATAATGCAGGAGACTTAGAAGATAGAAATAAACAACTTGATGGGGCTATAAAGGCATTAGAGAATTTAGATGCTTATGGTAGTCCTACTGATTCTATAAACGATGAATTGGCTAAGTCTGATATAGGAAAGCTTCTTGTTGATTTCTCAAATAAATTGAGAGATAATTTAGGTACTAACTTAAAAGATGAAAATGGAAATCCTTTAGTTCCAAATTCTGCATCTGGAATTGGTAATTATGGTAGTGGGTTAAATCAAGCGGATATAGATAATTTGCGTAATTCCATAAATAATTCAGATTTGGATGGTTTGAATGCAGTTCCTCCAAAACCCGAAGAAAAGGTAGCTATTGATTGTGTTAAAATAATGAAACCAATCATAGAAGAATCTCAAAAAAAAGGAGAAAGATTTGGAGCTATAAAAACAGAAATAGCGGATATTAAACAAGAAGCAAATATAGGCAAGGTATTTCTTGCTTTTTGGAATACTGTTGGTCAGATATTAAATGATACTAAATTCAAAGCTTTAAATGATTTGACAAAAATACTAAATCAAAAACAAAAAGAAAAAGACGATACCCCATTTTATAACATTATAAAGATAAATAGACTGGAATCTGAAATAAGTGAAATAAGAAAAAAACAATCAATTCTCATTAAAACATATACGAATGAAAAGGTATTACTTGCCTCTGAATTTCTTGATGCTAATCTTAAAAAACTGGTAATAGAATTAAGTATAGAAGTTGATATAAAATTTGAAGACTATAAATCTCCAAAGTTTTTATATGATAAAACTAAGTCTTCTCAAAAATCAGATAGAAGGCTTCAAAAAATTCAAGATAAATTAACGAATTCTATAAAGAAAATAGATGTAGCAAACCCCGAAAGCGTAGAAGAAATAAAAAAACTACAATCTGAATCTGATAAGGAATACAATGATGAAATTTCAAATACAATAAAGAAAGTTGAAGAGTTGGCTCTTGGTTGGGCTATAAACACTTTGGCTTCTGGTGGTTCAAGACTTGACTATATTAAGAAGAAAGAATCTGAAAATAAATCAACTCTCACTTCTTTATATGAACCAAAGGCAAAGAAATTAGATGATTTGCAAAAGGAAGAAGCCGAAATTCAGGAATACTTAGACAACTTAAATACTAACATAAAAGAAAGTCTAAAAGAGCAAGGTTGTGAGTTGCCTGAAATAAATATTCCAATCGATGAAGCGGGTGGTAATGTTAATTTCAAAGGTATTCCGATGGATGCAAGTAAGAGTCCTAATATATTTGATATTAGGTGGTGGAGGAAATTCTGCGCTCTTGCTACACTTGTTAATTTAGCACCTTTGTTTTGGCCAGTTGGTTTAATCCTTCCAACAATACCAAAACCCTTATTTATACCATGTCCAATTATATGGCAACCTTTAGTTGTTTTTAATACTCCTATTGCTTTGATTGTTATTTTGATAGGACAATGTGGGGTATTGCCTTCTCCATTTGTTTTTGTATTAAATACTGGGCCTTTTCCATTAGGCCCACTCAATCCTAAGTCTGCTTGGTTTCCTGTTGCTATACGCCCTATGTGTAAGATTAAAGATAATCCTACAAGTGAAAAATTACCAGGAGCACCTGAGCTTTCTGTTCCTTTGGCTAAGCCAGCGGATATTCAAAAACAAACAGATTCTCTAAAAACTAAAATAAGTGATAACAATAAAAAAATTGAAGAGAATAACAATCAAACAAAACTTCTTTCAAATAACTTAAATAATCCTGATAACAAAAAGAATGTAGATAGACTCGTAAAGGAAAACGCTAATTTATTACAAAGTAATGTTAAACTACAAGCAAAAATAGTAGAACTTTCAACTGTTTTTGAAATTAGTAAAACTCAAACAACTAAGATTGAACTTGACCCAAAAATAACAGCGTTGATGCCACTGTATAAAGATGATTTACCTACATGGGAAAGATTGAGTATAACAAACATACCATTCCTTTTATTTTTAACTCAATGGTGTGCTGCTGGAAAAAATGGTGGTGGATTCCTGAGAGACCCGATTTAATATTTTAATATCTTGATATTTTAAAAAAATAACAAAAAAAGATATTATTTGTGATATATAGAAGTAAGAGCAAAAAATAAAATGAGAAATTATGGAAATGAAAAGCGTTCAAGACATGAAGAAACTTGCTTCTTCTGGTAAAGGTAAAACAGAAGATTATACACCTCCAAAATATTTGGTTCAACCACACGAAGGTGATGAAATGTATCCATTTGTGGAGAAAGAATACCTTAAATCTAAAAAGGAATCTGAAAAATCAGGTAGCCCATTTATCACAACTTCATATAAGAAATTTGTTGAAAGACAGAAGAAGAACATCGCTTCTTCTCAGAAAAAGGGAGAGTAAAGTTTTAATATTTCATAGGGTTTATTAGCCTGAGTAGTCTTTCGACTACTCAGGTTTTTTATGGGAAAAGAGTGCATTGAATGGCATTTTTTTCTGACTTCACGCCAGATGTATTTTTATAAGATTCTTTAAGTTGATTTAATATATATTCCATTTTCTTGGAACCTAAATCATATTTAACAGTTTCTCTTCCCTTTAAAATAACTTTAACTAAAACATTATCACCTTGCTTCAAGAATTTTTGAACCATGCTTATTTTAGTTTTTAAGTCATTTTCACTGATAGCTATAGAAAATCTAACTTCTTTTGTACTCTTTTTTTCTTTGGAATTTTTTTGTTCTATTTTCTCTCTTTTATATTTCCACTTTCCATAATCAATAAGTTTAATTACGGGAGGATTTGCTTCTGGTGATATTTCAACCAAATCTAATTCCATAGATTCAGCTTTTTCTAAAGCTTCTTGTATAGACATAATTCCTAATTGGGAACCTTCTTCATCAACAACTCTTACCGTTTGGGATGTGATTTTTTGGTTTATCCTTGGTTCGGGGGTTTTAGTCTGTGGTTTTGTGTTCATGATTTTGATTAAAGATAGTTAAAAATTAACTGTATAATTTAGCAAGACTGCTTTTAATTTCATTTGCAATTTGTCTTCCTATTATTCTTGCTTGCGCTTCGCTTATACCTGAAGATTCGCTCGGTATAGAAACTCCACCTCCGCCACCTGCTTCACCTTCTCCAGCTGGAGACATCTCTGGTGTTGCTTGTGCTGGTGTTTCAGTAGCTGTAGGAGTCTCTGGGGTTTGTGGAACTGCCTGTGAACTCATTATATCACCTAAGTTACTTATAGAACCTGATAGCTTCTGACTAAGTGGTTCTAAATTAACTTCATTCATCATCAGTTCGGATTCAATAGCCATATTGGTTGTTTCAGGAATTTCAGAACTTTGAATTTTTGAAATAGCAGATGATAATTCTGGACTTTTTTGAGCTTGATTTTTTATGAGTATATCTTCCATTCCAGTACCAAATGGCATAAGTTCACTCGGAGGCATAGGAAGAGCTTGAGTAGCACCTGCACCCATCCCCATTTCCCCAAATAAATTCATGTCTTTGAACATTTCTAAAGAAGTAAAACTTAGTTCAGGCGGTGGAGTCAACCCACCTTCTGCTTTTATAGCAGGAGGCATAGGTGGTAATAACTCTCCTCCAAATGGGATTGCTTCATTTGCCATCGCACCTAAATTTTGAGGCATAGCCATTCCTTCTTTTGAAGTAATAGTTGCTGGCATAGGTGGTAAAGGAGGTACCACGATTCCTTGTGGACTGGTTGGAGATGTTGGTGCTGGTTTTGCACTTTGAGAAGCTCTGTTTTTTAATATATTTCTCATGATATCTTCAAATGTCTCAACTGGCTCTATAGCTTCTAATGCTGGTGCGTTTATATTTGCAATAGCTTCTGTTGGAGCTGGAACATTACCAGCTACTTCTTTTATCTCAGCTGTTGCAGTAACAACAGGGGGCATCGCACCAGTCGTTTCAAAATTAAATAAACTTTCAACTGGGGTTTCTGTACCAATTGTTCCTAATTCTGGTATAGAAGGCATAGGAATAGCTTGAGGAGGCATAGGCATTTGTTCTGCTCCGACCACCATCTGAGGAGGCATAGGCATAGCACCAGTAGTTTCAAAATTAAATAAACTTTCAACTGGTGTTTCTATCCCCATTCCAGCTATCATTGGAGGCGGAATTAAAGTAGGAGCTGTGGCTTGTTGAGTTAATATTTGAGTTGCTTCTACTCCCGCTGTTGTAGGTGCAATAGGAAACGTTTTAGGTAAAACACCTCCCGTTAGAGCTTCAAATGAAAATGGAACCGTAGGAGGCATTTGTGGGGCTATTGGAGGCACTTTAACTTCTGCTGTTGTGGTAGCAGTAGGAGGAGTAGCTCCCGCTTCTGTTGGGGGCATGACTCCTGCTGGAAAAAGCCCACTTAAATCTTCTATTAGAGCTGGGGGTTGAACTAATCCTCCTTTAACTTCTACTCCTGCTTTTGGAGTAGGTGCTATTTCAGAGGGAATTAAGTTTTCTTCAAGCTCTTCTTCTTCTGGTTCTACCGCTCGACCATAAGCCATTTGGAACAATTCAGCTAAACTCTTTCTCTCTTTATCACCTTCTTTTGTCGGAGGTATTTGAGTTTGTAAATTTGTTGCTGTTGTTTCAGCTAAAGTTGTAGTAGCTTCTTCTGGCTTTTCTTCTCCTCCTCCAAATATTGAACTGAAAAATCCAGAAATTCCACCACCTTGTTCTTCAGCTTCTTCTGTTGGTGGAGTAGGAGTTTCAAAATTTCTTAATTCTGTTTCGGTTATACCAAACGGTATCTCTTCCTCTTCTTCTTCTCCGCCACCAAATAAAGATGAAAATGTTGATTTAATACCTCCAAAAATATTCTCTACACCAATTGGAGATTCTGAAAATCCTTCTTCTTCGAAACCTACGAACTCTTCTGGTAAAAATTCAGATATTCCAGTTTGAACAGCTTTTAACTCACCTTCCCCGAAGTTAGAAACTGAACTCATGAATTGCTCTGGTAAAAAAGATTCACTTTGAGCTTTTTCTGGAATTGAATACATGTTTTCATAAAAATCAGCAAATCCTTGTAAAAAAGGTTCGCCCATAGCTCCTGCTTGTTGTTCTTCGGCTCCTTGCATTTTAGGTGCCATAACATTCAAATCGGTTGTTATGTTTTCTTTTACTTTTTGTATTCCTTGTTCAACTTTCTTCAAAGATTCTTCATCTATACCTAAATTTAACTTCGATTCTGTTGGTAGATTATTCAAATCTTCTTTTATGACGCTAACTTCATCTGCTATTTTTTCAACATTTGACAACCATTTTGACGACCATTCAAAAGTAGATATAGTCTTAAAATCATTAACCAAATTTGAAAGCTTATCGATGTCAAACTGTTGAGTCGTTATCTGAGCAGTTTGTGGAGTTTGTGGAGTTTCTTTAGGGGTACTTATTTTATCAAGAACTCCTTCCAGATTTGACATTACTGATGTTAAATTACCAACAGTTTCTTCAGAAACCATACCTTCTGCTGGTGCGCCTTCTAATTTTGCTATTTCTGGTATTGTAGGAAGATTAGTAGTAAGAGTTCCACTCAAAGAAGCTTTTATGTTTTGAGCTTCTTTTGTGGCTTGATTGAGTACTTCCTTTTCTATCTTCTGAGCATCAGTAATTGAAATGGACATAACAGAAGAAAGAATATCGTCAACAGATGTTTCTATTGACTTATTTTCTTCTTCCATAGTTTTTGATATTATCTCATCTGATTGAATGAGATTATCTATTAATTTATCGTCCATTTATCTGGGCTTACATTTTTATTTATTTCAAAGATTTTTCCAACGTTCATATTTGGATTATCTCGTTTTGACCTTGCTTCTTTAATCACTTCATACCATTGAATTGTTTTCTCAATGATGGTTTCATATCTCCAATACGGTAATTCTTCAAGTTCACTTATACTGAATCCTTGTCGTATAAGAGTATAAAGGTTGTCTTCAAGTCTATCGAGTGATACTTTGTAAGTCTGGAATAAAGAGAGACTTAATTCCTCCTCGAAAGGAACTTGGGGCAGTGACCTCGGCACCGCACTTTGAACATTTATGTCTAATTCTTGAAACAGTAGATTTTTTAATCATATCTACTATTCTGACAAATGCTGCAAATTGTGATGTAGTCCAAGTCAAAGAATCTTCGGACTGTGATTCGTAAAAATCTTCGGTTATAGACATCCAATTATCCATGATGTATGGAGCAATAGTAGCAAATGCCTTATCGTAAGATTTTCTTTGTCTGATTTTACTTGTGATGTATTTCTGAACAAATGCTCTCATTCCGATTGAAGGTAAGGTTAAACCAACATCTGATTGCATAGGGTCATTAAATTTAACTTGAAATATTTTTGCTTCTGGGTTGTAATACTTCATAAGTTCTTCATTAAATGTAAAGAACTCAAAGTCTGACCATTTTAGTGTTTTTTCATCACTATTTCCACATGAACATGAAATATTGCTTACGATTCTTGATTCACCATTTTTGAATGTAGCATCTCTAACATGAAGTATAACTGATAGTTTATCAATATCTTTAAGGTTCTTAAAAGAAGGCGACATATTTGGAACATTAAATCTGACAAGATTTTCCAAAATATAATCGAAAGCATCATTTAATTCAAGTGGGTTTGTATCATCAACAGTCGAAAAGTGTCGGATGATTGATACTGTCGCAGGTTTGATAAGAAGTCTTGAACCTTCTGGGTAAAATGACCCTTGAGTTGGTAAAGATTCCATAGGAACTTCATACCAACCTATGTCGAAATTCTGATGAACACTTCTAACAGCAACATTCTCAGGATTAAAATCATTTTGAACCATTTGAGCAGGTTCTGGTGCTGAAATTGGTTCTTCTTTTTTTTCTTTTGGCTTTGGAGGTGGAATATTACTGGTTGGTAATGCCTGCTCTTCTCCAACTTCTCTAACGGAGTTAAATTGGCTATCACGAGCCTCCATAATTTTTCTTGCTTCATCATCACTTATAGGCATAAAATCCTCTTATTTTGTTTTTGTTGATAATAGTTTTTGTATATATCGCTTTTTGGAAATACCCCCATTTTTCATAAATAAAACTCCTAAAATATTTATGTTTTACCTTTGAATCAGTATATATCAGACAATAAATGAATAGCGATAGTTTACCCTTCAATATAGTCTAAAATAATATTTAAGTTTGAATAATTTTTAAGTTTTAATGGGGTTTTAATTATTTTTTAGATATATAGACTTAATCATTTCAAATAAATATCAAAACTATAAAATGGCTGGAGCACAAGGACCCCAAGGGCCGATAGGAAATCAAGGAGCATCGATTGCAGGTTCGCAAGGGCCGACTGGTATAGGACTGCAAGGAGTACCTGGTAGTCAAGGAAATCAAGGTTCCGTTGGAACCCAAGGTAATCAGGGTAATTCTGGCCCTCAAGGAGTTCAAGGTAACCAAGGCAATCAAGGTACCCAAGGCATCCAAGGTAATCAAGGAAATCAAGGCAATCAAGGTAACCAAGGCTCTCAGGGAGCTCAAGGTGTTCAAGGCGTACAAGGCCCACAAGGAACTCAAGGAATACGTGGAATTCAAGGAACTCAAGGGAATACTGGTGGGACTGGGAACCAAGGTAGAACTGGTATACAAGGCCCTCAAGGATTTCAAGGCCCGAAAGGAGACCAAGGAGTTCAAGGAACCCAAGGAACTCAAGGTGTTCAAGGTATAATTGGTACTCAAGGTGTTCAAGGTGGAAGTGGAGGTCAAGGAACTGTTGGTAGACAGGGTAATCAAGGTAATCAAGGTTCTCAAGGAACTGGAGACCAAGGTGTTCAAGGTAATCAAGGTAACCAAGGTAGACAAGGTAATCAAGGAAATCAGGGTAACCAAGGTAACCAAGGAACGGGTGCTCAAGGTAATCAAGGAAATCAGGGCAATCAAGGAAATCAGGGTAATCAAGGAAATCAAGGAACAGGCGCTCAAGGTAATCAAGGTGACCAAGGAAACCAAGGCAATCAAGGCCCTCTCGGTAACCAAGGGCCAAAAGGAACTCAAGGTAACCAAGGAAATCAAGGCAATCAAGGTAATCAAGGTAATCAAGGAAACACAGGATTAGGAAACCAAGGTAACCAAGGCAATCAAGGTAGACAAGGCAACCAAGGCAATCAAGGTAATCAAGGCCCGCAAGGAAGTCAAGGTAACCAAGGCAATCAAGGCGCAAGTGGAGCTCAGGGTAATCAAGGCAATCAAGGTAATCAAGGCCCGCAGGGAAGTCAAGGTAATCAAGGAAATCAAGGTGCAAGTGGAGCTCAGGGTAACCAAGGCAATCAAGGTAGACAAGGCAATCAAGGAAATCAAGGGCCTCAGGGTAACCAAGGGAATCAAGGCTCACAAGGACCTCAGGGTACTCAAGGCGTTCAAGGTATAGGTGGAGTTTTACTTGGAGTGACTACAAGTGATAATATATTATCCCCTAATAATACTATTAATGCAGGTAGAATACTTGTTAATTCTTCTTCTTTAAATGCGGATTTAGTAATACAACCAAAGGGTTCTGGGGCAATAGTTGCTCAATTACCTGATGGCACTTCAACAGGCGGAAATAAGAGAGGTCTTAATTCTGTTGATTTACAAACAAGCAGAGCGAGTGCAACGCATGTTGCTTCAGGCACCAACTCATTTATAGCATCAGGTGAAAGAAATACAGCATCTGGGCCTTATTCTTCTGTTTTAGGTGGTTATTCTAATGTATCATCTGGTGATTATTCTGTTGGTTTAGGTGGTCTTTCAAATACAGCATCTGGTGATTATTCAGCTACAATAGGCTCTGGGGCTAATGCTCTTAACTATGGAGAATTTACACATGCTTCTGGTTCATTTGCAACAAATGGAGATGCTCAAAGTTCTTGGTTGATATATAGAGGGACGACAGTTGGTTTAACATCCAATATTTTGTATTTGGATGGAATTTCAGAAACAGCTTCATTACCTAATGATACAACTTGGTTTGTTACATGCTATGTTGTAGCAAGAAGAACTGATGCAAATGGTGAATCGTCTGGTGGTAAATTTGAATTTGTGATAGACAGAGGGGCAACAGCAGGTACAACTGCACTTGCTGGCTCTGTTGTAGAAACTATCATCCATAAAGATGATAACACTTGGACTATAACTGCAACTGCAAATACAACATATGGAGGCCCGCAAATTATAGCATCGGGAGCTTCAGCTAAAACTATTAACTGGGTGGTTTATGCACATGTTGTTCAGGTAACTGGATAATAGAAAATAAATAACATTATATGCCACAAGTAACAGGTAAAGTATCAGGAATGGGAACATCATGGAGCCCATCTGCTATATTAAATAGATATGGTTCTAATTATTCAAGGTTGAGTCATGAAAACCCAGCTTTTGATATAGGTAGAATTAATAACAGAGGTTATCTTGAATTTCAAAAAGATAAAGAACAAAAAAGAATCCAAGCCAGATTTCAAATAGGGGATTTTGTTGAAGCTAAGGAATATGGAACAGACGAAACAATAACAGGAAAGATTTTAAGTATACAAAATAAAGAAGATATGCTCGATACTATCTACATCATGCATAATGGAGAAAGAAAAAGAATTGATGTTGCAACAATAGAAAAATTAGCAGAAGCTACTTCTTCCCCAATCTTATCATTCCAAGAATTTATACTTCTCTCATAACAAAACTATAACTTATGAAAATAGCGGGAATAGATTTTTCTATAAATCACCCTTCGGTTTGTGTTTACGACACTGAAACAAAAGAATGTCAGTTTTATGTTTTTCCAAAAGAAAGGACAAAGGGACATTCTAATTTAAATAATACAGAAGTTAATATTATTGATATTCAAAGGTATGATGTAGCCAATGGCTTATCATCAACGGAGAGAGAGAGACTTTCTACCTTGAATGCTATTATTCTCGCAGAAGGTATAATGAAAGCTTTACCTGATGATATAAATGCAGTTGCTCTTGAAAACTTAGCATTCTCAGCAAGTTCTAATAGACTTGCAGAAATAGCAGGGTATCAGTATATTTTTAGAGAAAGACTAACGAACAGATATGGAACTAATAATTTGTATTTCTTTGCGGCTATGAGCGTTAAAGCAAAGGCTGGTAGCGGAAAGTTCGATAAAAACCAAATGATTGAAAAGTTCTTAGATAGAGAATTTACTGGCGTATCTTTGAAAATACAGGATAAATTAGAATCAGAAACTCAATTTTTCAAGAAAACAAAAAATTGGATAAAGCCGATTGATGATATAGCGGACTCATTTTGGATTGCAAAATGTTTACAATTTGTTTTAGAAAGTAATTGATATTCATTACTTAAAGAATATACTTTCTTCTGTTTTGTAGAAATTATTAAATATAACAGACAGCTCTTCGTATCTTTTTTCTTTTAGCATTCCAATTACTATATCTGTATGGTATTCTGGATTTATCCAATCGGGTATATTTCCAACCCACATCCCAAATTTTTCTTTCCAATAATCAAGACCTTTTCTATAATAATCATTTATAGATGCTGTGCTCACCGTTGACTCTATATTATAGTCTATTTGTTCAATTAGCTTATGTGAATCTACAACATCAGCGGAAAGCCAATATGGAGTATGATAACCAGCTAATGTTATTCTGAATGTTAAATCTAAATGTTCCCAACAATTTTGATAGTATTCATCGAAATACCCTGCTTTCTCAAAAACAGAACGGTGAAATAATTGAAAGCATCCTCCAGCATAAGAATATAAAGCAAGTCCTCTATCTCCATAAACCAATCTTGGTTTTGGAGCGACTCTACCTTCATTCCAATTATCATTTCCATGTAAATCATAGTTTAGATGCAATAACCCACTATCATTAGCAACTTCAATATAACGGTCGAATACCTTAGGGTCAATGATTTTCATATCATTTTCCATAAGAAAAATCCATTCTGTATTGAAACTCAAAAGATATTGAATAGCATTATTTTTACTTCTTGCTATTTTTCTATTGACAGGATGCTGTATAACCACCATATCATCTCTATATTCCGATGCATCGTAAGGAGCACCATCATTAACAACAACAAAGGGAATCTTTTTATTGTATGGTATATGAGAAATGCACTCTCTAAATCTTGGTATATTATTATGAGTTAATAGACCTATACTATATTTTGAAATCATAGTATTTACATTTTGTCAGAAAAAATAAAATCTTGTCATAGTTATAGAAAAAATGTCGGTTTAAGTTTGAAAAAAGTCAGAAAAAAATAAAAAATTGAACTTGGCACAGTTTTTAACTATAACATAATGTTCTCGAAAAGAGAACAAGAACTAAAAATAACCAAATTATTATGCATGTAAATGTAGCTGAACACCTGAAAGCCATCAGAGAAGCATCTGATGCTAAAAAATGGATTGATGATATGCTTTCATCTAATCTTCTTATAGATGATGCATATTTGCGGGCAGATATAATTGAAAATGAAAAGGAATTTACCATAAATTGTGAGATTCCTGGAATTAAAAAAGAAGATATATCAATCTTTTTTGAAGATTCTTTCCTGAAAATCAAAGCAAATTCAAGTGAAGAATTTGAAAATAAAGGAGATAGATTCATTCTTAAAGAAATTAAAAGAGGAAAATTCCAAAGGTCTTTTAAGTTGAAGGGAGAATTTAATCCAGAGGATATTGAAGCAAAGCATGAAAATGGAATATTAACTATAAAAATCCCCAAAACAGAGAATAAGCGCAAAGAATTTTCAATAAAAATTAAATAAAATTGAAGCCCAGAGCAATCTGGGCTTTATTATTAAAAAAATTTGATATATAGAGGTGAAATCTTAAATACCCATATGTATACTAATACGGTTTTGAACTACACCTCGTTTTTGAACGAATCCAAATCAAGCGATGAAGTGAAAATAATAATCTTTACAAGTAGAGCAAAAGGCAGTCCAACTACAAAAGCATTCGAAAAAGTTTGCAAAGAAAGAGGGATTGAATGCTATGTTGTAGATATTAATAACGCTTTGCTTGAAAAGGTTTATAATGGTCACTTGATAATCTATCAAGGTAAAAGAATTTTAATCGACCCTGATACAACCGCTATTATACCAAGAAGAGGTGTTATTGAGAACTCACATACGCGGAGATTATTTGCACAATTAGAGAAGTCCAGATATTTCATTACAAATTCTTTGGACTCTATAAATGTTTGTGAAAATAAATATATTACTGCACAGATTTTGGAAGAGCATGGTCTCCCAGTTCCAAAATACTCTCTTGTCCCTGATGAAACATTCTTAGACACAGCTCTTGATTTGATTGGTGGAGAATTTCCGCTTATCTTAAAACTTATATCAGGAACACAAGGAATCGGAGTTTCTATTGTTGATTCTTACGCTTCCCTTAAATCTGTCTATCAAACTATAAAAAAACTGAATAATCAAAGTGAAATTCTCATTCAACAAAAGATAGATTCTGATTATGACATTAGAATTCAAACTTTGGTTAAGAAGTTTAATCCCATCAAAGAAAAGAAAAACAATAAGATTGTTTTAGGTTCTATGATGAGAAAAAAAATAAAGGGTGATTTTAGAACTAATTATTCTCTTGGGGGAGAAGTCAATAAGTATGAATTGGATGAAAATGATAAATCAGATAAAGAACTATTAAACCTCGCATTTGAAGCTACAACAGCAGTTGGTTGCCATTGGTCGGGTGTAGACATCATCATAGATAAAAAGACTAAAAAGCCTTATATCCTTGAAGTTAATTCATCACCAGGAACTGAAGGTATATCAAAAGTTTTAGGTGAACCGATTGTATCAAAAATTGTAGATTATGTAATAGACAAATCAAATTGGTCATACTATAATCTTGAAGTTGGTTATCTCGAACAGATTGAGATTCCTGGGTTGGGTGCTATGGTTGCTAAATTCGATACTGGAAATAGCTCAAAATCATGCAGTATTCATGCAGACAAAATTGAAGAAAAGGATGGTAAGTTAATTTGGACTGTTCTTGGAAAAACATTTGTCAATGATATAATAGACTATTCAAAAACAGAAGTGGGGCATATAATTCATAATCGTCCTATCATTAAATTAGATATTACATTTAATGATGTTTTGATTAAAAATGTTAAAGTATCTCCAACAAATAGAAAGACAAAAACTACTCCATTATTGATGAATAGGGCATTTATGAGAAGAGTGGGTATAGTTGTGAATGCAAATAAAGCATTTGTTATAACAGATGAACCAGATGATTTTGACCCTAAAGCAGATTCATTTAAGAAGTAATTCTCCAATCTTGTATGTAATTGAGAGTATTTTTAGCTCTTGTGATGGCTACATAATGAAGATTTTGTTCTTGAATCTTTTCCCATTCTAAAAATGCGTTTTTAAGTGGCATCATATCAGGCATGATTATATGCACATTTTCCGCTTCTAAACCTTTAGATTTATGAGCAGTCATAAGAGTTATACCGCTTTGAGCATCTTCACAAAAAAGAGATTTTACCTTTTCTTTAACATCATCTACCGTATTGCAACCTTCAATCAAAGTCTCACAAGCAGTGATTATATCTTTCATATAAAGTAAGTTTATTTCAGATTCTTCTTCATCGCTCTCTTTTGCTCGTTCAAATTGATTCCACATGATTTTAATAGCAGAATGTAAGTTTGAAGCTCTTGTTCCTTCCAGTCTTTTAATTATTCTTTCACCTATATCTACACCTTTGATTTGAACTTTTTTTCCTTGTGATAGTAATTGCAGAGCCAAGGATATAATAGGTGAGTTTGTTCTACATAAAATAAAATCTCCATCTTTTATATCTCTTGTAGAAGCGGATTGATTGACTTTTCCTTCTGGAGAATTCTCAGAAAATTCTATGCTTGGGACTATTTTTTGAGCCCATTTTACAACTTCCTTTGAGCATCTATAACTAATACTAAGAGGTAAAAGTTTTGTATTTGGGATTTGACACATTTTCTTGAATGATTCATCATCAGCTCCACTGAAACCATAAATAGATTGATTTCTATCTCCAACTGCTATGATTCTGCCCCCTTCCCCCTTCATTTTCATAAGAAGTTGAATTTGGCATAATGATAAATCTTGACATTCATCAACTAAAATGAGAGAATATTCTGATACTTTAATATCTTCCAATGCTGGAATATAAATCATATCGGTAAAATCAATAATATCTCTCCTAAAATTCATGTGTTTTATAACGGTAAATGCATCATAAATCAATTCATCAGTTGCAGGTAACATGTGTTTTAATGCTATTTGTTTTGCGGTTATAACATCTTCGCACATATTAAACCTAAACAAACTTACAAGAGATGTGATAATGTCTATGTATTTATTGAGGTCTTGTTTTTTTCTTAATTCAAGAATATCAGAAATATCTTTGATAACCCTTTTCATTTTATTTGTATCTAATTTTGCTCCTCTGTATGCCCTCTTAATCTGTTCTAAGCCAAAAGAATGCACGGTTTTAACTTCTATTCCGTTTGGAACCCTTTTAACCATTTCATCTGCTATATGCTTATTAAAAGCTATGAAAATAATGTCTTTTTGACCTTTTGATAGCAATTTCATTGATTCTATGAGCGTTGTGGTCTTCCCAGAACCTGCAACAGCTTCAATGACAGCATTTTCATTCGAGTTCTTTATATGCTCAAATATAGCTTCTTGGTATTTACTTGGTTTGAATGACATATTAATTTTTAAGTTAATGAAAAAATATAAAAAATTCAACAAATTTTTTTAATGATATATAATGATAGAGTAAAACTACAATCTAAATATATATGAGTAGAATAATAACTCTTTATGACCATGATGAAATAAACCCAGTAACCAGAAAAGTTATACACGGTCTTGAGCCTCGAGGTTGGTATACTCTCGATATTGAATACTCATATAATTTTACCGCTGGGGTAGAGATGCTTCTTTGGCAAGTTGTAGGAACTCAACATACCTTTAAGGTAGATGCTCTACTGATTGATGAAATCCACGGAGATAATATTAAAGAACATTTTATAAAAGCATTAGAAAAATTAGCTGAGCATTATCACAATTGGCAACAATTCGGTTATCCAGAACAATGGAGAGCCAAATATACGAAAATTTTCGGAGAAAGAATAAAATCTTGATTTCAAACTTTAATATAAAGGAAACTTTATGAGCTTCACACCAACAAATGTAGGACAAGGTGGCGGAATGCCAGACATCCAAGTAAAAATGGTTCCATCAGCAGGTGGACTTGGTAATTACGAATCACAAGGCGTAGATAGAGCAGTAACGATAGGTCAAGATGGCAGACCGATTGGTAATGTTCAATACACTCCCCCGTTTGACCTTTTAACAGAAGAAAACAGACATATTATTGAACAAAGAAAAAGACAAAAAGAAGCCGAAAAAAGAAAACGCGAGGAAAAAAATAATCCTCCGAAGCCTATGATAAATGATGAAGAAAAATTGAAAATTGCAAATGCAGAGATTGTAGGAAGAGAATTTCAATATATCGTTCAAGATAAATTTGGTCAAACAGTTTCAGTTGTTTCTTGTTCACTTAAAGAGGGTGATATAGAACTTACAATGAGTGATGACCATGCTGTTTTACTGAATAATTTAGAATCGGAATTTTTACCTATTTCAAGAAAACCTCTAATCGAAGACTCTTCAATTGAAACTGAAGAAATAGATGCTTCTGCCACAATTCAAGTAAAAGAAACGAAACAAATACAACAGTCTCCAAAAACAGTAGTTCAGAATATTACCTTAAACAATAGTTTGCCAGATAGTCCACTGAGAGCTCTTTTATCTTCGAGAAAAAAGAATGAAACTCCTATTTCTATTGATTTGAAGATTGATTTGGTTAAAAAAGACTTTTTTAAGATTATAGATGAATCATATGATAATGCTCTTGATTATGTTGTTGAGCACGTTATGAGCGGAATAACCCTTGAAAAAGTAAAGGATGCTGTTCGTTATCAGCTTGAATTATACTATAAAAGTGAAGGAAGACAACTCACAAACGATGAGTTTGAAAAAAATGAGATATATAAAGAACCTGACACTATTATTTTAGAAAAGAGCGAATAATAATTTTTAAGAAATGAATCATTTAGAACAATTTACAGAACTTAAACCATCTCAGATTCTTTATTCTTGTGATGAGTTTACTATTCATGAAGAATCAAACTCCAAAACTCTTAGATTTAAGAAGAGCTATGGGAGATTTTTACCATATGTTGTTAAGAATGGAATAATAGAAGCAATATTATTACCAAAAGAATCTGACGGTTTAGCTACATATGAAAATGAATCAATTAACCAACTAACAGATGTTATAGAGCATTGTAAAAAATTAGGTTGGAATGTAGCAGAAGATAATTTCACACACCTTGGATTTTGGAGAGTAAGTCCCTTTATCGATTCATCAGAGTGCGTTTGGGGATTGGATGTAGATGCTTGTGAAAATTCAAGTTCTATTTTATCGGACTCTAACTTTGTTGTTCTTCCTATAAGCGCTTTAGTAAACATAGGAGATGCAATAGCTGGAGCTTCTGCTTTGAAGCTTCTTCTAAAAATGAATAAACAGCCTTAAATTTATTTATATGATAATAGAAGATTTTTCAAATAACAACAAAGGAGATGTTTCGGTAGTAATAACTATTGAAGAAGGAAACTTAAAAACTATAAAGAAAAGGTTTAGAGGTTTGAATGTTGATTATTTAGATGTTATAAAAATAGCAAATGATTTAGGCTACGATATAAGCGGAACAATCTCAGATGCGGCTTACTTCATACTTTGTCGTGAAATAGAAAGACTTTTAGTTGAAAAATTGCTTGATAATCAAAAAGATGTTGTGTATATAGTTCCTAAATATACACCTGACATCAAAAGAACAGTAAGAGAAATCTTAAAAAGAAACGACATACAAGCGGAACTTGTCGTAGGTCTTTTGATGATTTAAAAATAAAAATACGAATTTGAGCGAATTTAGATTCTATAGCTTTAATAATGGTAAAACAAACCCAACTACTGATACAGCTAATCTTGCTAACATAAAATCTGGGGTTGATAAACAAGCCGCATTAGCACAAGCGTCTACAACCGCTCAAGGAACGGATAATAATATACCAGCTAATGCTCAAAGTGGCGTTAGACCTACTACTCCTTCTCCTGCTTCTACTGCCAATAACGGGGTACCTGTAAAAGTAGATTTAGACCGCATTATACCAGAAGGGACGAAACAAGATTTCAAAGAAGTAGGGACAACAGTAAACGTTCCTAATCCGATTACTGGAACACCAGCTGAGATTACAACAAAAGGGACCCCTTCGATAATTAATGACTATTGGCTCGTTTATTATCATTCTACGTCAGGAATAAGCGATAGTGAAAGAACTGTCACAAATTTGGGAAAAGAGAGCAAATACAAGGGTCTTTCTAATCATGAAAACTATAAAGACCCAACTACAAGTAAAATTATTGAAGTTTTTAACGGACAGGATGGAAAAAGTATATTTGCAATGCCCGAGAAAAAATATACATATTCTGATTTTTTGTATCTAAAAAATTATCACCCATATAATAATAATAGATTGATAACACTTAGAAGATTTTTAGTTCCTGTGTATGATAATTGTAGAACCGCAATTCAAACTAATAATAAAGAAGATGAAAGATTTAGAACTCCGATTTCTAAGGCAATTAGTTATTTAGGTACAAGTGAAAATAAATTATCAACCTTAACTAATTTTACAGTAACTATAAAAACAAAAGATGTTACTGGTAATTTGAGTGATAAGCCTACAATGGTAGGTGCATCTGAATTTGCTAATTTGAAAGCATTTGTAGGTAATGATAAAAATGAATATGACCAAACTTCATTTGGATATGCTTTAATGGCTGCTATGAGTGGAGCTAATACTGAAGATGTTATTGAAAAATGGAATACGGCTATGAACTTATGGGAAACTGGGCCTTATACAGACTTAATTTATGGACCTGTTAATGTTATAACTGGAGCCAAAGTTAGAGATAGAGGGCTTACTTATACACATGCACTCAATTTAAATTTTGAATACTCTACAAAATATATTGAAAGAATAAATCCAAAAGCAGCTATACTTGATATAGTAGCAAATATGTTATCTATGTCATATCATCATGCTAATTTTTTTGGAGGAGAAAATAGATTTCAGTTTGATAAAACAAATTTTGCATTTTTGAATAATGAGAAGCAGGTTGAATTTTTGAAAGCGCTTGGGCAAGGGGGTGAGTCTGAGGCTTTAAAAAAATATGCAGACTCTTTGGGAGAAAGTGGTAAAAATGTTTTAGGTGAGGCTAAGAAATTGGTAGATGCCTTTTCAAGCGGAGAAGGTATGAAATCAGAAGCGGTTCAAAACCTTGTTAAAAATGCTCAAAAAATAGCAACGGCCCTACACCCAGGTCTTCAAAAATTAAATAAAACAGTAACTGAAGGAACTAAATCTACTCTAAATGGCTCTCCAACTGGAGAGTGGCATCTTCAGGTAGGTAACCCATTTGCTCCGATTATGATGCTTGGGAATCTTTGGTGTACAAGTGCTACATTTACTTTTAATGATGACTTGTCGGCTGATGACTTTCCAACAGAACTAAAAGTTGCAATTAAACTTGAATATGGTAGACAGAGAGATTCCTCGGATATACAATCAATGTTCAATGCAGGTGGTGGTAGAATATATTATCCATATAAAGATAAAGAAGATGCAAATATTTCTTCTACATTTTACAATACAGAATACATTTACAATGATAAACCATCAGAAAACAAAGATTCTCGTAATCAGCAAACAGTAACAAAGGAAAATACTCAGATTAGTGGTTTACCTGGTGTTGATAATTACGGAAGTGTAGGAAAATTAGCATCTAAAACAAATACTTCAAACGTAGCTTTGGAAACAAATCAAATGCAAAATCAAAGTAAAACAAATCCATAAAAATAAAATGTATATCAATGGCATTGAATTTTAAACATATATCAGAAAAACTTGAAATGGAAAAAAACGGAGAAAAGATAGTTGACTTGACTACCCGTTCGTATAAACAAATAGAAAACTCGGATTACATTAAAAGATTTATTGTTGATAATAAGTTAGTAATGCGACCAGATTTACTTTCAAATGAAATAAATGGTGACTTAGACTTTACAACTCTACTTAAAACAAATATGATATCAAACCCATTTACTTTAGATGTTGATGATATTATATTATTAAGAAAAGGAGGAGATACGCTTTATATTGCACCGAGAAACTTAGAAGCAGAAAATAAAAATGATGTTAGAAGTTTTTATGTAAATCCAGATAAAGTTTCAGAGCCTGACCCTAAGATTGAAAAAATAAAAAAGAAATTCGAAGATTTACAAAAAATGGGAGCAGAAGCAAAATCACCATCTAAAAATAATCTACCTCCAAATTTCAATGAGTTTGGAACAGGTGAAGTTGAAATAATAGGAAATAAGGTTAGATTCGCCCCAGGGGTAGCCAGAAATAGTTCAGAGTGCTCCACTGAACCTATAAGCAAAGCATCATTAATTAGTCAAATTTTGAAGAATAAGTTAAATAGTTAATATGGCATACGAAAAAACCAAGATTAGAACGGTATCTGACCCTACAATTATTTTGCAGGATATGATAGCTGAGCAAAAGATGGTATCCGTCCAATATGGTGATAAATATGAAGCATCATCATATGTGGGTAGAGATTTTCCATTAATAAAGTTTAGAGACAGAACTATAAATATTGAAGAAGTTCAAAGTTTTGAAATAGATTGTTCCAATTTTTTACCTATAATTTACCTAAAACTTTCTATTACAGACAGAAAGTTTTTAGGGGAGTATATCCCAAAAGATGGAGATATTATTTCTATTTACATGAGGAGTCAAAATGATGTCTACAAACCTGTTAGGAACGATTATTTGATAACACATGTAGATACAAATGCTCTTGATGGTTCAGATTATGCAACGGAATATTATGTAACTGGTATATTAAATATAAAAAATATATGGGTAGAAAAAAATACAGCTATGAAGGGTAAATCTATTGATGTTATTAGAAAGGTTGCAGATGAACTTGACCTTGGATTTGCTACAAATGTAGAGGGAGAGATGGATGATGAAATGGTTTGGATTTGCGATTGGAAATCATATAAAGATTTTTTACTCCATATAACAGAACATTCTTGGAAGAATGAAAAAACTTTTTATAGAGTTTTTATAGATATTTACTACTATGTAAATTTTATTGAGGTCGAAAAGCAATTAGACATAACAAAAGAATTTGATGAATCATTAGCAATAATGGAAAAAACTCCGCTTATTCAACACGGGGACCCAATTTTGAAAATAGACGAACAAGTTAATGAAATGAATCCTTTGACTCTAACAAATTTTACAAACTTAAAATCAACATCCTTCGGTATTACGAAATATGAAATGGTCAATAATTCTTCACATATCTCATATTCGGAGGGCTATGGTAAAAAAATGTATTATTATGACCATTACTTAAAAACAATAGAAGATGTGAATCAAATAGATTTTAATCCATTGTATACAGATGGAACAGCCGATTCTAAGCTCCGTCTCCGTGGATTAAAAGATGAAGATATAGAAAAAAGACACTTAAAAAATACTTGGTATGGGATACAATATTCTCTCCCACAAGGAAATGTTCATAAGAATTTTGCACAAGCTTATTTTCAAAATAAGGTAAATACCATAGAACTTGAAAAAATGTATATCGATGTTAAAACATATACATGGAATCCCGCAATCATTAAGATGGAAAGAATACCTCTTTTTATCTTTGAAGAGGGAGTACAATTAACGGATGGTGCGGCATTTATGGATGAAGAAGAATTAAAGAAAAATCAAGAAGAACCGCCTCTGAATCCTATATCTAATACATTAACTACGATAAATAGATTTTTAAGTGGATTTTATTTGGTTGATAGTTTTAAGATAATATATGATTTTACAAATAGAAAAAATGTTTGTGAATTTAGACTTACAAGAAGAGAATGGGGAGTCCCAAAGGATACAGAACTTCTATAAAATTGAACAATTTTCTAATTTTTTCTATAATATTAAGATATATTTTCTGTATTTTTTAATTGAAAGCCATGGATTCAAGAAGAGGTTTACCGATTTTAGCTCTCTTTCAAAAAGAAGGAGAGACGATAGAAATAAAAACCCGAGACATAGGAGCTTGGGAACCCTTAGATTTTGATATTAGAAGATTTACGACTGATGATAATGTATATGAGATTTTTGCAGATATAAGACCTCAGGTTATAGTTTCGGTAGGAAAAGATGAAGAGTGGAAAGGTTTGATGACTTTACCTTTTGAAGAAAGAAGAAAATGGATATCCTTTGACCCTGATACAAACCCCGTTGAAATAGGAGAAGCCGCATATAGAGTCTTCATCAATGCCGCAACCTCAAGAAGTGATAAAACTCCACTTATTAGCATTTTCACACCTGTATACAGAACAGGTGAAAAACTCATGCGCCCTTTTAATTCACTCATAAACAGCATATACAAAAATTGGGAGTGGATTATTTTTGATGATTCTGATGATAATAATGAAACATGGGATATGTTGGTGGAATTATCCAATAAAGACCAAAGAATTAAAATCTTTAGAGGAAGAAGAAATAGTGGTAGAGTTGGAGAAACGAAATTTTATGCCGCAAATCTCTGTCAAGGGCAAGTTGTTCTTGAACTTGACCATGATGATGAATTAACAGAAAATGCACTTGAATGGATTGCGAAAGCCTATAAAAAGTATCCAGATGCTGGTTTTTATTATACAGATTGTACAGAAATCTATGAAGAAAATGGAAAATCTGTTATCTATGGAGAAGGCTTTGCTATGGGATATGGTTCATATAAAGTTGATTGGTATAAAGGAAGGTCTTATTTAACTCATATTTCATGTAATATAAACCCAAGAACAATTCGTCATATTGTAGGCGTTCCGAATCACATTAGAGCTTGGAGAGCTGATGTTTACAAAGATATTTTAGGTCATAGCACTTTGCTTGGAGTTTGCGATGATTATGAAATTATTATTCGAACATTCTTAAAAACAAAATTTGTTAGAATTGCTCAGATGGGATACATTCAATGGATGAATGCGGGCGGAGATAATACACAAAATTATAGAAGGCAAGAAATACAAAGACTTGTTAGATTTATCAGACAGCGTTATGATAGAGAAATTCACGAACGCTTTGTTGAACTTGGAGTTCATGATGATGCTTGGTCTGATGAATTAGGTTGGTGTGCTAATTTGTGGACAGATAAACCTAAACAAGAAAATTTAGTTAACTATGTATTCGACCCACTTTCAGAAGAATGATGAATTTATTCTCTAAAATATTTTCAATTTTTAGCTCTGTTCTTAAAAATAAAGAAGAAGAGCAAACTTATTCTTTTAGTTTACCCTTTTCAGGTTTTCAAAACATTAGAGAGTATGAATGTATAGGTGAGTATGAACCTCAGGCTACAATTATAGAATTAGTTCCTATTCCGAATGGAAATAAAATAGAATTTCTGCAAAGAAAAACTTATCATATACTTCCAATAGATAAGACGATAGATAGAAGTAATGCTTCTTTTGATTTTAGTTCAGTAGAATTAGAAAATATAAAAAGAGAACTTGATAAGATTATATTTTTTGAATTAAGTGAGATGGGTAGAATAACAGCACTGACTCTATCTAAAAGAAAAGATAATATGCCAATGCTTGCTTTGTCTCACCAAACAACAAAAGATTCAATCATCTATAAAATTAAATTTGCAGATAATCTTTTAAAGGATATGAATGGCATAGGAATTAAAAATATAACTGTGTCTAATTCTATCTTTACAAAGATAAAGGATAGCATTAAAGATGGTATGTTAGAAATAAATAAAAAAGAAGTTCAAGTACATCTCTTACCTGAATATCTTGATAAAGAAGATGAACTTTGCTTACTTCTCTCTTGTATTCAAAAAGATTCAGAAAATCCAAGTCTTATTTTTAACAAGACACCCGTTACGGTGGTCTCAAAAATTACTAAAGACAAGGTCAAATCTACAAGAATTTCATTTAGTTATGGATTACACAAATGTGGAACTAACCACAATTTCTCTTACTTAAGATTTTTTAAAACATAATAGAATTACAATGGAACCAATCATCCCACAAAATCAAGCATCATCTGTTCCTATGCAGATAACTGACGATGTATTAAATACATTGAATGTTGATTCAAATGAACTTTCAAAAGAAGCAGAAGAAGCACTTAAACAAACTGCTATGAGAACTATTATTTATCAGATTTCTGCCAATTATAGAGAAGAACTTGAAAATCTCTTAGGTGAGGATAACATAGATGAAAATGGTCAACCTAAGGCCTTACAAGAAGCCATTATACCAAAAGAACTCTATGAGTTTATATGTAAAAACACCATAGGTATGATTCCTGATATAGAAATTGAAATTATAGAGGAATCTGAGCAAATTCAAGAAGATTCTATTGTAGCTGAAGAAGAATCAAATTCAGATGAATCAGAAAATTCTTTTGAAGAAGAATGACCTTTTCTTAAAAAGAAGATATATAGAGTAAAATAAATCACTTATACCATGAAAGATGAAATATCAAATAATCAGTTCTGGGAACGGTATTTAGATATTAAAGATGGTGACATCAGACCAACTCCAAGAGATTTCGCTCTTTCAAGAAAGAATGATATAAAACATGTTGGATTTGATTATAGATTAAATGTTTTTAACAAGTCTATAAGCAATGTTATCTTGGGAGAAGAAAAAAGGTCTGTTCTTATAGGTCTTTTAGAAGTATTGGTTGATTATTTAATTGATTCTGTAAAGAATATTAAAAAGCATCATAATTTTGCTATTTCCAAGAAATGGCGAGATTTTAACTAAGTTTGTTATTCGACCATTTATATTTTGAGGTTTGTCTCATGTTGCACGAAAGAAAAAATGAAGTATTCCAAGAACTCTTTGATTCTTGTTTGAATTTACAATACGGTAAAGCAAAAGATTATGCTACTAATTCCGATGCCTTATCAAATTTCAAAAGCCAAGATGCTGAAATGTTAGGTCTAACGCCTTTTCAAAAATGGGGAGTTTATTTTGGAAAACAAGCTATGTCAATTCTTGGTGCAATTGGAAAGAATCCAAAATATCCTTCTACAACATCCGAGCCGATAGAAGAAAGAATACAAGATGCTATTATTTATTTAGTTTTACTGAAATGCTTACTTGAAGATTCAAAGGAATCTGAAATTTTACCAAGTGTTGATGTTTCAGATTATGTAATTAATACTGTCGTTGGTGTTAATACTTCTGAAAAAGAAGAATCTACTCCCTCAAAGGCAGATAGAATTAGTATAGAAAAGGACTCTGAAAATAGAACCTTTAAGATAACATTTCAAGATAGAAAAGAAGCCATCACGATGGCTAATATTTTGGCATATTCTGAAAGCAATCCTTATGCTATTGTAGAATTTAAACCAGTTCGTATAATAAATAATAGGGTTGGAGAATATATAATTATTGAAAAAAGGCAATGGCTGAATGAAGAGTGGAAACCCTTCATTTCCTTAGAAGAGCCAGATTTCAACGAAACTTGGTTTCTTTATCACAAAAATTTGAAAAAGTGATATATACATAATACAAAATAAAATTTCATATTAAAAACACTATGGCTATTACATTACAAACGATTTTGGCTACCAATTCCTTTTCTGCTTCGAGGGTTATTATCAATAATAACTTTACGGCAGTTAAAGGTTCTATTGATGCTTTGGAAGGATATTTGAGTTCTTCTACTGGTGCATTGAGTGCCACTTCTGCTTATATTGAAAGGGGCTCCAATCCTATAAATACAGTTCTTGTGACCTGTGAAGCCTCTGGTGCTTTTTTAGGTAATCTTTCTGTTAGTGGAACAAGTGGTCTTACATCTACTTCAATTACATCTACTGCTGGAATGACGGTTACTGGTGGAGACGTTCTTTTGAGCGATTCATCTCGCAAACTTGATATTAGCGGTAAATTGGTTTTAGATGGAGAGATTGTTCATAAGGATTTTGGAAATTCCTTCTTGGATGCTTCTGATGAAGCTTCTTATGACCCAGCGAATGTTTCTACAATCACAGTTTCACATAAGCAAGCTATTCTTTCTGTTAGCGGTATTCACTCTATTATGCTTGATTTTTCAGGTTATGATGGAACTACAAATCTTGTAAAATCATTTTCTCTTCCTGTTGGTTCAACAACTGGTCAAACATTGGAGATTGTTGTTAAGACCGATGTTGTAAGTGGTGTTTATATGGAAAAAACGAATGTTGCAAATATGACAGGAACTCAGAAGTTATACTTTACAAATTCACCGCATGATTATCAATCTGTTCAACTTCGTTGGACTGGAGCTGTTTGGATTATTACAAATATCCTTGGCGCTGCGATTTCTTAAAATTCACTCTAAATTGAAAATAAAAAGCCCGATTTCTCGGGCTTTTTCTTTTTATTTAATTTTTTCACTTAAAACAATATGCTATTCCTATTTTAACATCGGATGTATCATTTAATACTTCAATTAATCTTAATGTTTTAAATTCTTGTGTTCCACTCAATATTATCAAATCGCCTTCTTTTATTCTATGAGGGCTCCTCCAAGCTATTCTTACCCGCATTATACCATCTTCGGAAGAACTTTTCATTCTATCCAAAATGGTGCAATATTCAGAATCTTTGAATGAAGAAAAATCATGTCTTTTTCTAATTCTATCTGGAATTTCTTCTCGAAATTCTATTATTTTTTTAGGTTGTTTTTTTCTAAACAGTCTCCTAAAAAATGTAAACATATTATTGTCCTTCTAAAACGCGTAGACTTCTAATAAACATGGAAAGTTCTTCTTCATTCAATTCTGTAATTGAATTAACATTGAATTCTGCTAATCTTTTAAGATAGTTCTTTGCAGATTGTTCTCTTAGAGCTTGTTCATCGTTTTGGATGATTCTTGAACGTACTTGTTCAGTTGTTTCTGTAAATGTTTTCATAGTGGATTACATTTTAATTTTAACTATATATCACAAAATGAATTTATGATTTCCTATTTTGTTGATTTTCAATCTCTTTATTTAAATTTTCATAAGTTGTAAAGAGTCTTTTCCACTCTTCTCTTATTACTTTTTTTACAAATTCCGCCAAAGTTTCTCTTACTGCGAGGTTATTTGAGAGAATTGCTCTTAAAAGAAGACTTTGATTTGCAAAATCAAGTGTATCTTCATCTAATATAATAGACTTCTTTTTAGGCTTTTTTACTTCTTTTTTTTCTTGCGCTAACTGCTCATCATATGAAGCATTCAGCCTTTCTGCTACCTGTTTGAAGACTTCTTCTTCTTCTTTGTTTAAGATAGTTTCTTCTATTTCCTTGAAAATCTTTTGTGTGAAACCTTTTTTAAGTCTTATACCTGCTTGACTCATTTTTTTAAGTTTATTTTTGATAAAATAACTGAATTATCAGTTTTTGAACTTAGTTTTTTTTATGACTATAATGTATATGTTAAATAAGTAATTTAATTGTACCAATATATATTCAAAAATTAATTTTTGTTCTAATAAATGAAAGATATTAAAAAATTAAAACCTAATAATAATGGCCCATTTAGACAAGGTTATTATAAGGTAAATAATCCTCAAAAATATGCAGGAGACCCAAGAGTTGTTATTTATCGTTCTTCTTGGGAAAGAAAATTCATGATTTTATGTGATTTAAGTCCCCAAATAGTTAGATGGGGCTCTGAGCCTGTTCAAATAAAGTATTTAAGCCCTATTGACAATAAAATGCACAATTACAATGTAGATTTCTTTATAGAAGTCCTTGATAATGAAGGAAAAAGGATGAAATACATTGTTGAGATAAAACCAAGTTCTCAAATTTCAAGAGAACCTATTTTAGAAGGCAAAGTAACTGAAAAGAAGCTTCAAAGACATGCTGAATTAACAAAAATGTATCATGTCAATAAAGCAAAGCAAATAGCGGCTATGAAATGGGCATTAGATAGAAACATGAAATATGTTGTCCTAACAGAAGAAAATTGGCCGTTTAAATAAATTTTGGTAAAATTTTATGTTTCAAACCATTACAGAAGCGGTCGATACCTTAAAAAAAGGATATAAAGAAGCAAGAGAAGTCTTAGGCGAAGAAGTGCAAGAGTGGTTTAGGCAAAAGTATCTTTTGCAAAAGCAACCAATAGAAGATAAACTTTACACAGTTCCAAGTTTAATTCCAAGAGGAAAGATTTATTTTGGAGTCTATGATTTCAAAGGAAAGTCTGAGAAGGGCTTTTATGATGTATTTCCACTTGTATTTCATATAAGCACAGCTCCTTATAAAAATATTGATTTTAGGCTTGGAGGTCTAAATTTGAATTATTATGATAATATCAAGAGAGCTGTCTTTATAGATGCTATTTCGACCTTTTTTCAAAACTACATAGAAGAAAATAAGAAGCGTTTAGAAGTCAAAGATTTAACTCAATATTCAGTTGAAGGAATGAATGAATTTTTAAACGGATATATAGGAGAACTGGGTTTTAGATACAGAAAAAATAGAGAATCATACATCTGGTCTCAATTCAGACCTTCTACTGTTTTACCGATAGATTATGAAGATTGGAAGTGGTTACCTCTTTTAACTCCAACGGGAGTTTCTGGTCAAACTCTATCGAAAATACAATCAAGTAGTTACTAATTATACAAGATAATATTATGGCAGGATTTGTATCAAAAGAATCAAATAGAACATACGGTTTCACATCTGGAACCGCAGATAGTGTTCGTAAACTCTCTTCATTCGGGATGTATTATGACGATTTGATTATCCAAAGGCGACAAGCGGCTGGTGAAACAGAAACAAATATGGGCGGTTCTGGTGCAATCGGTCATTCTGTTTATGGTGGATATGGTTCTGCTCAATGGGACCAAAGACTTCTTGCGGCTATGGCTATGCAAGATATTGGAGGCATAAAGGCATTAGCCATCTACGACTCTAATTATGTTTCAAAAAGAGATTTCCTCCGTTCATTTTCTTTGAATGATGAGATTGTTGAGATTTTAGATACTATTGCTGATGAAGCTATTGTATATGACGATAAAAATTGGTTTTGTTATCCAGATACAAGAGGTTTGGAGAGTGTTTTAAGTGACAGTAAAAAAGAAGAAGTAGTTGATGCAATCCACGAAGAGTTTAAGAAGCTCTATGTGAAATTTGGATTTAACAATAACACAAAAGCTTGGAACCTTTTTAGACAGTATCTTATAGATGGTTTCTTGGCTTTTGAAATTGTAACTGATGAAGAAGGCGAAGATGTTATAGCCTTGAATAAATTAGACCCATCTACTGTTGAATTATCAACAATCTTAGGTGAAGATGGCCAAGAGTATGTTGTTTGGTTGCAAAAAGTTGGAAATGATAATGAACAAAGGATTATTTATGATTCTTCTTTGATTTATATAGCATATGCTCAAAATCTTCAAATGGATAGGGTTTCTTATGTAGAAAGACTTGTGAGACCTCTTAATCTTTTGAGATTGATTGAAAATTCAAAGGTGATGTGGCATATCATGTATGCTCAATTTAGAATGAAAATGACTATTCCTATTGGAAGCAACTCTCCTCAAAAAGCAAAACAAGAATTATCAGAAATCTTAAATCATTATAAAGAAGAAATATTCTTTAATGATGCAGATGGTACTCTTAGCATTAATGGTCGTCCTTCTATCCCATTCTTCAAGCATTTCATGTTTCCATCAAAAGATGGCAACTCTCCAAATGTTGAGGTAATTGGTGGTCAAGGTGGGCCTGATTTGTCAAATCCAGACTTTCTTAAATATTTTGAGATGAAATTAAGAAGAGCATCTAAAATTCCTATGTCAAGATTCGGTGAGGGTGGGGGAACATTCTCTACTGCGGCAGAAGGAATCCAAAGAGATGAAGTTCGTTTTTCTAATTTCGTTAATAGATTGCGTTCTGGATTCCAAGAAATCATGCTAAAACCTTTGGTTTTACAGATTATTATGAAATATCCTGAATTTCAAGGAGACCATCTTTTTAAGTCAAGCATAGGTATAAAGTTCAATAGAGACAATAGTTTTGAGACAGCAAGAAAAGTTGAGGTTATGAAAAACCGAGTTGATACTATAACTTCTTTATTGGGAGTTCCAAAAACAAAGGATGATTCTTACTTTGACCTTGATTTTGCTATGGAAAACTTCATGAACATGACTCGTGATGAACTAAAAGAAAACAAGTCAATGCTCAAAGAAAAGGAAAAGAAATCGGGCGACCAACCAGGTGACCAACCTGTTGATACGGAAGAAGGCGGAGGAGAAGCATCAACAGAAGCACCAGCTCTATAAAATTAACCCGAGGATTAAACAATAATCTTCGGGTTAATTCATAATACTCTATTTTACAGGGCTTATGCTTGATATATAGAGATAGTTACAAAACATAAAAAATAATATTTTATGAAAATCTTCGAGGAATACAAAAAAGACAAAGTGCATGAAGCCAAAGTATATGCTGGCGAACCTTTAAAAGAGGACATGGAAACTATCAAAAAGCATATAAATTCAGTCATTTTGAAGCCTTATAAGGTAAAAGCAGAGATATTTTCACTGCATAGAGATTTTGGCGATTCTCAAACATTCATATCTAATCCCATAAGTGGAGCAGGTTTAGGTATATTCGGCCCAGCTATTGAGTATGTTCAATTAAATTTGGTTGTATCCAATCTGCCAAATAAATCAAATGCAAAAGAAATTGAGTTTTTGATTCGCTATACAACAAAAAGCAATTTGAATAACTCATTCCCAAGCGGTAAATATATTTTACAGGATGGGGTTATACAATTTGTAAGTTCAGAGGAAAACAAGCCTATTGAAGAAGTGGGTGAATCTAAATTTGCGGTTTCAAGCCACGATGAAATATAATTTTTTTATAAAATGAGATATTCTAACATACACGAATCATTTTTTGACTTTTTGAGATTTGTATCAGACGATGAAGAAAAGAGAATCATCCAAAGAGTGGATGAATACTTAAATAACAATCCTGATTTTACTTATGATATGGAGTTCAATCTTCCAGGTCTTTGTCCAATAGAAAGAATTGCACAATCATTAGTAATCAATGAAGGAAAGCTTAGAAAGGTTTTGAAGAATGTAGCTAAAAAAACAAATAGTATAGGCATAGCATCAGTTAGTTCAAAAGTATGGTCTGGTGATGTTCTTATATCTCTTAGTTTAGATGGTAACTTTAAGTTGAAAGGAAGTTCTTATAAGAGAAGTGTAGTAAGAGAATCATCAAATGATTCAATTTCTGATTCAGGTGCTTATTTGAATGAATCATTTCTTTCGGCTCTTAAAAAAACTTTTGGATTTGGGACTTCAATAGATAAAGAAGAATTAGATAATGCGGCATTGGAAGTTGTAAAATTTCTTTATGATAGACCAGTTTATGACTATCATAAGAAAAGTGCTACTCCTGGGTTGATTTTCCTTTCTTTATTGTCTGAGGATAAATATACAAGTATTCCTTTCAAAACATTAGAGGAACTATTCAAATCAGATGTTTTAGATAACTGTGAAGTTATTAAGTTCAAATATAAAGATATCGAAGGCCCTCTTGTGGTATTTGGAAAGCCAGAACTAAGTAGAAAAGAATACCTTGTAGAGCACACAGCAGATTTCACAGAAATGCTTCTCATAAAAGAAATTCAAAGAAAACTTATAGAAAAAGGGTTCTTAAATGATTATAATGATGACTTTAGAAGAAGAAAAAGTTCAATATCAGGAGAACTCAGTAAAGCTACTATAACAGCTATATTGAATTTCCAAGATAAGTATAAAATTCCAACCGTAAGAAGAGGTGATATAAATATAGAGACGCTTCGTAAACTTGGGGTTAACCTTTCATTCTTGGGTATTGACTTAAATATAAGTGAAACACCATTAATTGAAAAGTTGAAAAAAGAAGCAGAGTCTATCGGTCTTTCTCTTGCATCAAAAACATCAAGTCAACCAAAAATCACATCAATTGATGCTCCAATCTATACAGAAGATGGTTCCGATGATTATGATGATTCTTATTCTGAATACTCTTCACCAGAAGAAGTTCAGACTTCATCGGTTGATGATGAAACACAACAACCAACTCAAAGAATAATACAAACTGCATCACAACAATCAACTGGAGGTCAAACTCCGCAATTTACTGTTGGTGGAATTGCAGAAAGTGGAGTGATTGTAGATAGATTATTGAACGAATGGGATATTGTTAAAAGTTATGTTGATTCTGTTCAGAACATGAATATAAAAACTGAAACTTCTATGTTATTGATGTCAGCTATTGGAGATAATTCTAAACTATCTGAATCAACTAAAAAAGAAGTTCTCTCAAAAGTTCTTTATTTCATGTTACAAGGTAAGGGGGGTTTCTTCCAAAATGTGGGAGGATTTGATAAGTTTCAAGGTGATTTGAATTCTTTGGTAAGAATAGATTGGATAGGACTTAGAAGTAAATTAATTTCCTATATCAATAATCCAGAAAATGTCGCAAAGGATAAAACACAAGGAAAAGAAATTTCAGATTCGTTAAAAGTAGAGCTTCAAGCTATTCTTTCTAATTATGGTATAACTCCTACATCATCATTTTCAAGTTTCACTTCTTTTGCAAAAAGAAAGGAAGAAATGGGTTCTACTACAACCCCTTTTGTGAATCCAGATTTAGATGACGATGACGATGATGATGAAATAGAAATTTCTACAGATATTGCTCCTGAGCCTCCTGTTGTTCCTTCTCAAAAAATAGAAAATGAATCTGACCCACGACAAGATAAGATAAAGGTAGATTTTATCGTATCTAAATTGATGGATAAAAATATGTTTGATTTCTATAATTCATTGACTAAAGAAATAAAAAATAAAGAGAAGATAAAATCTAAAGGAATGGCTCCTACTCTAAGACTTGCTATAAATAAGATATTTGGAGAGCAATCGAAATTAGAATCTATCCAGAAAGAATCTATTATTTCTGAGTTGTTAGATATGTTACTTAAAAATGATAGTCTTTTCTCCAAAAATATGGGAAAGGCTCCTTTCATAAAGAAATTCTTCACTACAAATGAACTTGATAAGTTTAATCAAGTTGATTATAAGAATCTCAGCTCAACTTTGATAGATTTTATTCTTTTCTCCGAAATAGAAGTAGCGAATGAAATCACAGCTAAACTAAACAGTTTATATGCTAAATATAGTAGTTAAAAAACCAAGAGATGTAGTTGATTATATTAGAAATGCTTCTACTGTAAAGGAACGTTCTGATATTATTAAATATGTTAGTTCTAATTTTTTATCATACAAGACAGCAAGCGGAGAAATTCCGTTGAAGCTCGGGGATAAGAATCAAGATATTCAAGTTATCCAAAGTATTCTTGTAGGTTTGAATTTCTTAAAAGAAGAAGATTTAACAGGAGTTCTTGATGCTACTACAATGAAAGCTATAAAAAGATTGGGTTCACAATTCAAAATAGCTGTTGATGTTAATGCGCCTTTATCGAAGTCTATAATAGATTTATTTCTTAGGATGGAATATGGTCAGGATTACACACCTGGCATGAAAGATATTCCAAAAGAAGCATATGCTGATAAATATAATTGGCCATCGAGACCAAGTGGACATAATCCACTTAAATACTCAGAAATTCAAAATATATTTGGAAAGATTGAATATGTTCCAACACATGGAAGATATATCAAGATAACAAATAACTTTATAAATGATAATATCATAAGTATAGAGATACCACAATTAGCTAAGATTGCAAATCCAAGAGGAACCAAAGTTAAATGTCATAGATTGATTGCAAATCAACTTAAAGCTCTTTGGGAGACTTGGGAAAAGGTTGGTCTTTTGAATAGAGTTAAAACATATAATGGTCTTTTTGTCCAAAGATTTATGACTGGTACAAATAATACAAAATTAAGCTATCATTCATACGGAATCGCATTTGATATAAATGCTGGAACAAATGGATATGGAGTAAATCCACCTGCTATTGGAGAAAAAGGTTCACTTAGAGAGCTTGTTCCTTATGCTATGGATTTAGGCTTTTTCTGGGGTGGTCATTTTAGAGGAAATAAAGATGGTATGCATTTCGAAGTATGCAAAATATTGAATCCAAATATTGTTGTTTAATTTTATGGAAAATAGAAGAATACTTACATATGACAAATTCAATTTAAATGAAGTTCTAATAACAGGGCCAGAACAAGCTATTTCTATTATTTCCGCTGAGTCTGATAAGAGTGCTAAAAAGAGAATAATAAAAGAAATAGCGCAAGAATATTTCTCAGATGATTTGATTTTTGGTAGAACCCAACTTTCTTTGAATTCTCAAAGCCAAGATGTTTCTGTTTTACAAACAATACTTAAATCTCTCGGGTATTTGAAAAAGCATATAGTAGATGCGAAGATAGACCAAGAAACAATGATTGCAGTCCAATCGTTTGCAAAAGGTTTCGGGATTTCAGTTGATGTAAATCAGCCAATACCAGCTGATGTTATTAGAATACTAACAGAATTTGATTCTGCAAAGTATGATGAGATAGAAGCAAAAGAAACTCCTAAAAAAGAAATACAACAACCCTCGACTCCAACAACACTTTCTATCGTTATGCCACAATCTTCTGTTAATAGAGGAGAAGGTGCTAACTATGGTGTTAATTTTCCAGACCAAAAATATGAGAATAAATATAAATTCTCCATTCAGTATAGTAAAGCAAAAGATGGTGAAAAAAATGTTTCTCCAAATTTTAAGGTAAAAGATTTTGCCTGTAAAGATGGCTCCGATGTTATACTTATAAACCCTTATTTAATTGAGCTTCTTGAAAAAATAAGAGCTCATTTTGGAAAGTCTTTGAACATAAATTCTGGATATAGAACCCCTCCATATAATAGAAAAATAGGAGGCGCTGGTATTTCTCAGCATATGTTTGGAAATGCAGCTGATTTTAGGATAGATGGAGTAACCCCTCTTCAAATATGTACATGGTTAAATACTTTTCATACAGGAGGCATAGGTCTTTATGTCACAAAAAACTTTACTCATGTAGATGTTAGAAATGTTATTGGAACTGAAAAAGCCACATGGTCTAAACCGAAGAGCGTAAAGTTTTAATAAACAAATAATAATAAGATATATATGATACATAACATAAAAGGAAATACATTGAATACAGTAGACCCTATACTTTCTTTTAGAGACTTTATTACTTCCCAGAAGAGTCCGATTGGTCATTCTCATACTCTTATTGCAAATGAGTATATTCCAGTTGCTGAATCACTTTTAGAAAGTACCTTTATTCAATTGAATGAGGCACAAAAATGTATCTTAGAATTCATAAAAGAAAACAAATTGAACCCTGAAAAGTGGATTTTGCTAAACGAAGATGATTATTACCAACGAGTTCAAGATTGGTTTAGTGAGAACTTTTTTAATCCTACTGAAAAGATTATCAGTGGAGCTATTGAGTGGGTTAAAATATATGGTTCAAATTTGACAAATGCTGTTAGCGCTGTTGTTTCTAAATTTATGGAAAGCGTAAAAAATATTTGGGAAACAGTAAAAATAGATACAAACTCATGGTATCTTGGAAATAAATCTCTCAAAAGACAAGTTACAATGAGTATAAATCAGCAGTTCGGTGCAGTTGGTGAGTCATTAAATGAAAACTCTGAGGATTTTATATCGGAACTAACAAAAGAATCAAGTCAGCTTAACAATATGTTTGTAGAATCTGTTAAGAACATAGTAGAAGGAGAGTCTTTTGCTTCAAAGGTAACCATGTCTATAAATAAAATGCTGAATGAATCTAATAGCTATAATTATTCTTTTAATTCATCTTTGAATGGTACAATTTCAGAACTTTTACCTAATGCTATAAAAGAAGGTGTTTTGAATGTAGAGCAATTTCCAATAGCATCTAAAAAAGGAAATATTAAAAGATTTGATGAGCATAATTCTGTTAATGAAGCATTTGAATTTATTGATAACTTTTTTAACTGGTGTGTATCAAAACTTGAAGTGCTTCCTCCATTTAGTTGGTTGAAAGAATGGATGAATGAATTGGAAATTAAAAATAACTTAAACCAAACTCTTGAAGGTGCAAGTGCTTTTTTAACAAAATACTTTGGCATCCCAGGCCCTTATCAGTTTGAGAAATTAGACCCAATTTATTCTGTTATAATCACAGGATTGATAGACTTTGGTAAATATCAATTAGTCAATAAAGTTCTAACTGCCATTTTACCGTTTATACCTATTGTTGGGCCTATTCTTTCGTTTATGCTTACTATTTATGGCTTCTTCATATTAGCTCAAATTATTTTTGAGCTTATTGAAAGTTTTAATGGTGGTGGAGATGAAACTTCAACTGAACCTCAACCTACAAATTAATATTTTGATGTATGATTACTAAATTTAACCAATATCAAAAACTTTTAGAAGATGAAATGATTCAACCTATGTCTGCTGGTTCAGGTGGAAGTTGGATTGAAAAAGAATCTTTGAATAAAGGAGCCATTTCTGGTTACTTTGCCCGTAAAGCTAAGGCAAAGGCTGATTCTACTGTTACTACTCCAGAAGTGAAAGATGAAAAAACTGTTGTTGATGTTAAAACAGAAGAACAAATTCAAAACTATAGTCAACTATTAACAGATACTCCAATCTTGAATATGTCAGCAAAGGCATATGCAAGTTTGAATGGTTTAACTCAAGATGGTAAAGAACTTGATTTAGAATTAGATGGAGATTTAACAGAAGAAAGTGCTATGATTGATATTGCATATAAGTATTATATCAAGAATATCACAGATATTATTATGGATGTGCAAGACGCTCCAACTAATTATATGGTCGAAGAAGTTAGCCAAGATGTTCTGGTAAAACTAAATAATAACCCTATAACTATCGGGACTTTGATTGGGGGTGCTTTGACAGAATGGTTTGCGTCTAAGCAACCTATAAATAATTTGAATAGTTCTTTGGAATCGGCATATATTAGTCCAAAAGAAGGGTTGAGAGAATCATTTGGAATAGAAATGTATCCACTGAATGAAAATTCTGGAAGAAGTGTAAAATTCATAACAAACCTTGTAAATAAATATCAAAAATTAGAAAAAGGAAGCGGTGTTACATCATCTTTAACTAAAGGTAAATTCGGTTCTGCTTTTTCTGGTTATACTCCAGTTTCAAGAAAATCTGGAATGAATTTAAGTTCTACTTTAGGTTCAGGTTCAGCTACAATGTCAAATCCTTCAGTAACAAGAGCTATTAATACTAAGATTCCAAAATCTTTGGATGATGTTAAGGATGTTGCAAATAAATTGTCCGCTGGAGGTAAAACCCCTAAAGCTGGTTTTTTGAAAGCCGCTGAAAACGCAATCAAGAACAGAACTTCAAACATAAACAGCAAGATACTTTCAGCCAAAAGTTTATTCAAATCGAATGTTATCTCTAAAACAATTGGACTCGTTTCTCTTTTTTATCTACCGAGCTTTGTTATGAATAAAGTTTTGGGTGAGTGGATGCGCTTTTTTGATTCTCCAAAAACAGGTGAAGAAAATGCAATAGACTTCTTAATGGCATTTGAAGAAGATATGGTATCAAGAGGATATTCTCCATTCAAAACCTATAATAAGATTTACAAAGATTATCAATTTAATATTGATAAATATGGAAATAATTTCAAAGAAATAGTAGTTGGATGGTGTGAAAGTTTATACAATGCTAAAATCATAGATAATCAAATTTTTGATATTTGTCAGCGCCAAATAAAAAGTGATGTTTTTGAAATATATATAAAAGAAAGCTCATATATTTCAAAAGAACTTTCTTCTTATTTAGAAAACAAATGGCAAAACAACATAACATTTCCTACTCCAACTTTAACAACATTTTCTACTATTGTGTTGTTTATTAGTTTATTGGAAAGATTTGAAGACCAATTTTATGAAGGTAAAATTCCTATTCAATTGCCTAAAGAACTTTCTGATATTAAAAGGTTCGATAAAGATGGAAATGAAAGAAATTATCTAACCATCGGAGATTCTGGTCAAGATGTTGTTATACTTCAAGATATGCTTAAAATGCTTGGATTGTATAGAGGAGAATCTGACGGAGTATATGATGAAGAAATTTCAAATCTAATTGAGGATGTAAAGCAAAGAGCAAAGGTTTCAAACCCTGATGTTATAGTTGATGGTAATGCAGATAATGAAGCATTAGAATACATAGAAAAATTCCTCATTCTTAAATCTGAAAAGGTTCAAGGAAATATTGGGGGCAGAATAAGCTCTCAAAAACAAGAACTGCGCTCTCAAGTCGCGAAGTCTCTTGATAATCGATAATAATACAAAAAAACCAAAAAAGTTATGCTGTTCAAAGGATTTTTACCAAATGTCAATCAGATACAGAAAGTAAATGAAAATGACAACAAAGACTTCTCAAAAGATGTTCAATTTTACAATGAAAGCTTTGATGGAGGTATTTTTAGAAAAAAAGCACAAGCCACATTAAATGAACTTACCCCTTATAATCTTTTGAGGGGCTTAGAGATAGATACAGATTCTAAAGTTTATGCTAAACTTGCAGAAGATATGCCTACTTGTAAAGATGTTTTTGCTGAAAGTTCTGCTGAAAAACCTGTTGTTTCTCAAATTTTGATTACTCAATTAGATAAAGTTTCTGAAATGATAACACAGGTTAAGTCTGTTAATCCTGATTCTGAAGAATTTGATGCAATAGTATCCGCATCAAAGGATAAAATTAATATTCAAAAATTAAAAGCTATATTTAAAAGCATAAAGGATTTCGAAGGAGCAAGTGGAAATGTTGATTTTATAACATCACTGATTGTTGAATTAAAGAAAAAAATGCAAGGAGATAAAACTCCCCTTAAAGCAAAGGTATATGATGTTATAGATTCTAAAAATCTTGAAGAAATTGGATATGAAGACATGACTACGAAATCCGTTAATTGGTTATCAGATGGAGGCGATATTGGGACTATGTTGTCTGATATGGATGCTATCCACAGAATAACCGCTTTCTTTGAGCTTTTAACTCCTCTTTTAAATATTAAAGGATTTGGATATATTCAATACAAAGAGAATAATGTTTACGATTATTTGAAATCTGGTTTAGACCTTGTAAATATTCTTTTAAACATCAAACTACCAGAAACAAGTTTTCAACAATATTCGGATTTGATTAAAGATATTGGTGCTAAAATTATAGCACCTGAAATAGATTTGCTTACAAGTAAATATGCAAAAAGCATTTATTTCCCAACTATTCAAACTCTTTATGTTTCTCTTTTATCTCTCTATACATTGAAAGTTATTAGTTCAAGTATAACTTCTGTTGAAAAGAAAGAAGAAATAGCAAAAAAGGAAGAGGAAACAAAGAAAGCTGAGATGGCTAAAGAAGTTACTGCAAGCCAAGTTAACAGTAGCATTAAAGCAATAGATACCTTGGATAAATCTGGATTCTTTACAAGTAAAAAAATATTTTACACTACACCAAAGAAAAAATATACTCCAGAAGAAAAGAAAATGATTCCACAAATAAAGGAGTTTGTTACTACTCTCGGTTTAGTAAAAGACGCTGATGATAGTTGGAAAAAGGAAGAAAAATTCGATTCAATTCTTTCAGATGCAGTTAAGAATTTCCAAGGTTCTATTCAAATAGATAAAAAAATATTAGCTGTTGATGGTAAAATAGGGCCAAACACAAGAAATGCAATGTTGGCTTATTTAGAAGCTCTTAAGATGAAAACGGGAGTTGTTGCTTCCACTGATGTAAAAAAAACTAATCAGAGTACCTAATCTCTAATAAAGAATTTTAAGAGAAGGTTAGCGGGTGTGTTTTACAACACATTTTAAATTAAAAAAACAAAAAGACAAATGAAAATTCGCAATTTCAACGACTTTATATTAAATGAACAATCACTTTTTGAAGAAGGTGTTAAATCATCTAATCCTGAATTAACATCTAAGTTAGTTCAACTATTGGATGAAAAAAGTGAAGATGTAAATACAATCAAAGGATTGATTAACAGAGGTGCTGATATTAACGCAGTTGATACAGAAAAAGGAGCGAGCGTTCTTCATTTTGCGGCTATGCTGAACAGTGTAGATTTGGTGGACTTTTGCTTGAAAAAGGGAATCCCTGTTGATGTTAAAAGTAAAGCTAAAGCCACGCCTCTTCATTGGGCATGCACCAATAAAGCTTTAGAAGCTGTTCAATTCCTTATAAAAAATGGAGCAGATGTAGAGGCTGTAGATGAAAATGGGATGACAGCATTGCATCATGCTTCTTATACGAATTCGATTGCAGTTGCAAAATATCTTGTTTCAATTGGAGCAAATCCAAATGCGGAAGATAAAAATGGTAAAACTCCTATTGAATTAGCAATGGAAGAAAAAGCAAAAGGGACCGTTAAAGCCCTTTCTTCTTCTGTTGATTTTTCTAACTTTGAATTTGAAGGAAAAGTTTATGATTTTTCAAAACTTATACCTCAAACTTAATGCTTAAAATTGAAAAAGGAATTTCAATTTTCGATATATACTAAGAGATAAAAAATACAAGTAAATCATGCTATTTAGAAACTTAAATTTTGACAAAAAAGCCCAAAATATATCAGAAGGAAATTTTATTTCTGCTGATTTTCTGGGGATTTTTGATAGTGATGCAAAATCTAAACTCGCAAATCTTACAATAGATAAGATGTTTGAGGGGTTAGATTTAGAAAAAAGTGCAGAATTGCATGATTTTATTGAAGCATACGCCCCTTCTTTGAAAGCACAGCCTGCTACAAGCACAACTCCTTCTATAACCGATGCTATGGGATTGCAAAATTCTAAAAAAAGTGTTTTCGAGCTTATTAACTCTCAATTACACTATATGCAATTAAGATTAGAAGGTGTAGAAAGGGAACTTGATAAATTTTACAAAGACATTGAAACAGCTTATAGTAAAACAATATCCAAAGAAGAATTAGAAGGTTCTGTATCTGGTTTTACAAGCCCAGAAAATATAGCATCTATAATACCTAAGATTAATTCTATTGTAGAAGAAGCGATAAAAACAGGTCTTGTAAATTTTGAAAATTCAAGCACAAAGCAAGCATTTTTAACTCTGCATAAGTTAAAAATTAGCAGTTATATTTTTGCATTAAGAGAGAATATATTAAATGATGCTAAAAATGTTAGCATTTTACCACTATACAGAAAAATAGATTCTCTTGATTTAGAAGAAATCACAGCAGAAAACGCGATGCTTTCTGAAATAAAGTCTTATATGGACAATCCTCTTGATATATCGGGGATGTATAAATCATTTGACCCAATCGCAAGAATTTCAGCTTTCTTGGAAGAATCGTTGATGCAATACGAATATGGTATTGACTTGAGGAAAACATTTGGCTCGAATTATACGGAAACATTCAATAATTCAGAGGCATTGTCAACAGGAGTTTTAAGAAAGTTTGTGAAGACAATAGATATTAGTGTTTTTGAGCCATTACAAGAACTCTTGTATGATGTTGCTCTTACACTTATCCAAAGAGTTTATGCCCAAAATACTGATGAAGATGATAAGAATATATTTGTTCCTTCTCTTCAGTTCATGTATCTTTCTATGATTTCTCTTCTTGCATTTAAGCTTATTGATTATAATCTTAAAGTTAAAACAGCTTCTATCCAAAGAGAAGAAAGAATCAAAGCTGAACAACAAGCGGCAGTTGTTGAAGACAAGAAATCAAGAGCGATGAAATTATATGATACATACAAGCAATTGAATGCTTTGAACTTCTTCAAAAAGGGCGGTCTTGTTTACAAGAAAGAATCAAATAGAATGCTTCCAGAGATTGTTAAGTTGATTAATAACTTCTTTGTTTATGCAGGAGACCTTGATAAATCTAAATTAGATAGTCCTACTTTTGATGATATGACTTATCAAGCTGTGTTGAAGTTTCAAACAGAAACTGAATGCAATCTCAAAGACGGCAAAATAGGAAATGAAACAAGAGGAAGAATGCAGGGAATTGCAGAAGCAACAGCATCATCTTATAGCATTGTGTAATTCTCAAATATCCAGAAAAAAATAAATAGTCTTATGGAAAATAAAGTATTTAAATATCTGAATTTTATAGAACCTAAGGAACCATCAAGTATATCATTTTATGATAATCTCAATGAGTCCAATATTTATAATACAGAATCCTATAAATGGGCATATAAAGATATTAATTTAGAAAATTTTGATACAAAATACACCAGTATTTTCTACAATTCCCTTTCTAAGCTCCTCTACGGTGAGTCTGGTAAACCAGAAGAGCCTAAATTCGGGCCAGGGTATGAACAGAGTAAGTCTAAATTGGAAAAAACACAAAAGCTTTTTTCTCTTATATGGAACAATGCAAAAAGCGCAATCAATAAACTTTTACAGGATAATAAAACTATTTTTCCTAAAAGTATAATAGATGAAATTAGCAAATTAGAATATAATTTACCAAAAGATTTTACAAGTTCGGATTATATATTCGATAGACTTAAAAATAATAATCTGGATGGTTTCCCAGAAAACTTAAAGTCTAAAATTAACAAAATTCAGATAAATACTAATGAACTGAAAAATTATTCTATTGGTATTTATGAATCAGTTACAAATAGCAATAAAGATAATTTTAACAAAAATATATCAACAACATTAGGCAATGACGTTAAGAATATAGTAGAAAAGTTGAAGAAAGTCTATTTTCCAAATCTTCAAAATTACTCTTCGATAGAAAGTGAAATGAAGGATACTTTCTCATCATTATATGTTGATTGTTACCTTTATACTTTATCAAACTCTATCTTCAATTATAAGAAAGGTTCTTCTGATATCGTTAAAAAACAAGATGCTTCTACTGAAGTTAAAAAAACAGTTTCGCGTAAGTCGAGTGGAGCAACTAAAAGAGAACAAGCATCTTCTAAACAATTATCAAAGGATGATTGGACAAATATATTGAAGAAAAGGGGATTACTTTAATTCAAAAATTAAAAATAAAAAAATATCATGATAATAGAATTTTCTAAATTCGCATCTTTGAAAGAAAATGTAACAGTTAACACTAATTTTTTATTTGAAGATATGTTTGATGAAAAAAGTCAATCGGAAAACATATCTAAAAACGCAGAAGTTATATCTAAAAATGTTATAGATAGTTCTTTATCTCTCAAGGATAATATAAAGAACTTTTTATACAATAAATTAAATACAGTTATTTACGGAACATCCGATAAACAAAAAAACACAGGCTCTCCTGTGGATTATATAGTAACTAATAGTGAAAAGCTCATAGATTATGCTGTTGAAATACAAACAACTGGAACTTATTCGACATTTTGGAGAAGCACTATGGGATATTTTGGAACATTTGCTATTGCAGTCGCTACGGCTTGGTATTTATGGAAAAAAAGAAGTGCTTATAAAAAGGCTTTACAGTATATTATTAAACCAGAAGTTGAGGCTGAATTTATACAAAAGACCGAAACATCTGGTGTGCTTAAATTAAAAAAGGATGTTGAGAATTATAAAAGAGGTCAAGAGTTGTTCAGAGAAACTAATGGCAAGTTTTATGTTCTTCTACCTTTAGGTAGTAAAGAATATCTAAAATTTGGTTACGATAAAACTCTAACCAGACCTATGAAGGATATTCTATTAGATGAATGGAAGAATTTACCATTAAAAACACCTTCTACTTCTACAATAAAGAAAGTTGGGATATTTTTATCAAGAGTATCACAACCTCAAGCTTTGGCTACTGCTGGAGCTACAATATCACTACCATTTATATGGGAAAATTTGAATGTTTTATGGGATTGGTTTATGAGCAATGTTAAGTCAGATGAACCTGGCTATAAGACATTTGTAGAACTTGGGACTGTAATAAATAATAGAGAACAGTATATTGAGAAGTTTTATCAATCTTTGATTGAAACTCCAGCCTTTGATAAGGATTTGGATTTGCCATATAATGTTATTACCTCAATTTCTAATTTCGATAAATTAGGTATAGATAATCCCGATAAAATTGGATATGCTGTATGTAGATTAATAGCACAAGCAACATTTGAATATCAAAAAGGAACAGCAGTTTCTACGATATATTCAGCCGTATCAAATGAATTAAAAGCATAAAATAGGATGATAACTAATTATAGCGATTTTGTATTAAACGAAGGTTATACTAATCCTCAAAAGGTTTATACAATAGATAAGATAAAACTTAGAACTCAGGGTGAGTATTTAGCTAATCCTTCTCTTATAGATGAAGATATAGCTAAGTTTAGAAACTTATCGGAACTCATAAATTTAGATGATATTTTAAGAAAAAAAGATTATAGTAAATATTCATCCGCACTAAAAGAATTTATCAAAACGAAAGCATATAATAAGTTAGTAGAGGTAATGTATGGTAAGGGATATAATAATCCAGAAAAAGATTCTACAGAAATAATAGTAGGATTAGACCCATCTTCAATGGCTTCTGCTATGAAATATGGCTCTACTCCAAAAACTATTAAAATGACTCGCGGAGAATACTTCAAAAAAGTTTGGGCAAGAGTTGATGAATATTGTGATAATTCTGTTGAATTTTTACAAAAAGGCATAATAGAAGATACATTAGGGGATTTTGTAGATTATAGTAAAAACATACTTTTAATAATACTCGCGGCTGTTATTATCTATTTCGGGGCAAAGGCTATGGCAGTAGGAGCATCTGGAGTTGTAACTTTTGCGTCATCTACCACAGGTCTTTCTGCTATACGTAACATAATATTAAATGCAGGAGTTAAGTCAATGCCCTTTGTTGAAAAGTGCTCCTTGGCTATACAGAGACTTGTATCTAATCCTAAAACTTGGATGAGTTTAGCATCATGGGAAATATTTGATGCGGCTCCTAAAATAATAGAAATGTTTTCGTCTAATGATGCTGACGTTTTGCTACAACTCGATGAAGAACATATTTTAGAAAAACTCTCAGAAAAAAACAAAAAAGTACAGATAGCAAAAATCAAGAAAGCATTGGAAGAGCATTCTGACTTCAATGTTAAACCATTTTTAGACGGCCCAGTTCAAGTATGGCAAGATGCATTTCAAAGGATGCCAGGGTGGGAAGCATGGTCTCAAAAAGAAGGTAAATCTATAAACAACAATCCACAAAATCTTGGTTATATATTTACATATTACATAGCTTTATACGCATATCAATTTCAACTATTTATTTGGAAATACAATTATCTGCTAACATTAAAAGAAGGTAGAGATGTTGATTTTTCAAAACTTTAAAATAAGAACTAACAATGCTCTACAGACCTATCCATCCAAATAAAAAAGAAGATATTAACAGAGTAGATGAGAGTAATTTTATCTCTTCTGATATGTTAGGTATATTTGATTCAGATGCAAGAGTTAAATTAAGTGCTCTCACAATAGATAAATTATTTGAAGGATTAGATATAGATAATTCAAATGAAATTCATAGTTTCATTACTTCATTTGCTCCTTCCTTATCAAAAGTTATGGGAGTTTATAGTTCAGAGTCTAACTATGCATTCGAGATTCTAAAGGCTCAACTGATGTATATGCAAACTATTTTGCAAGATGTTGAGAATGATATAGATTCTTTTTACAAGAATGTAATTAATGTTCACAAAAGCTATACAGACGGCCAAACAATAGAAACTCTTGTTGCTAAGTATAGCAATCCAAATAGTGTTGGTTCTATTTTCCCTGAGGTTGAAAAAATAGTTAAACAAGCAAAGAAATCAGGAGTTGATTTTAATAACCCAAGAGTTAAAGAAACATTCAAAACTCTTCAAAAGTTGAATGTTAGCACTTATATTAGTCAAACCCTAAGTTCAATTGAAGTTTCAGCTTCAAATGTAAGTTTGCTTCCTCTTTACAAGAAGATAGATGGAATGAATTTAGAAGAAATCACGGGAGATAATGCAATCGCTCCTCAAAACAAGAGTCATTTGTTTTTAACTCTTGATTTCAATTCTATGTATACTTCTTTAGACCCAATTGCAAGACTGGGAGCTTTCTTTGAAGAAACTTTATTGCAATATCCATTCGGAAGACAATTAAAGAAGAATTTCGGAGACGAGTATGAGTATTTTGATACTATTGAACATAGCATGTCTGCTATAAAACAATTTGTTCCTTCGGTTGATTATACTGTATTTGAACCGATGAAAGAAATGCTTTATGAAATTAGTGCTTTATTGGTAAATCGAGTGTTTTCAATGCACCCAGAAGAAGATTCTAAGAATATATTCGTTCCTTCTTTTCAAGTTATGTGGGTGAGTATATTATCTCTTTTAGCTTTAAGACTCATTAACTTTAATGTTAGAGTTTCAAATGTTATTACTCAAAAAAAGGAAGAGAAAAAAGAACTAAAATCCGAAAAAGCATCTGAATTAACTCAAGCTTATGAAACTCTAAAGCAACAAAACTTCTTTACAGACAAAATTACCTATAAAGAAGGTGATGCGACAATGAATCCAGAGATAATCAAAAATATAAATAATATCTTAGTTAAGTTGACAATACTTCCAGATTCTAAGATTAATTCTACGCAGTATGATAGTCAAACAGCGGAAGCTATTAGAACACTTCAAATGAATCATTCTGCTGAATTTGTTGATGGGAAGATAGGTCAAGAAACAAAAGAAATTATGGAAAAGATTATCAATCACATACAAAATAAATATAAAATGTCTTGAAAATGGAAAACAAAAAAAGAATACTCAATTTTCAGAATTTTGTAATCAATGAAAGTTCATTACATGAGTCTAATACAGTAGATATCCCAGATTCAGAAATTTCAAAGATTCTTGATAGAGATATGACAACATATCTAAAAGGTCGTATGTGGGAAAAAAGTATTGAAGTTTTTTTTGGTAAAGATTATCTTAAAAAACCAGGTTTCAATCCAGAGAAAGATACTACTCCTATTACCGTAGATAATTGGATTTCAGGCAATGTATCGATTGATGCTGGTGGGTTTTTTAGAGATTCTTGGCAAGAGACTGACCAATTTTGCAATAGAGCAGTTGAGCTTGTAAAGACAGGTGAGTTATCAGATTTCTTAGGTAAAATTGCAGTCCCAGCTGGTTGGGCTGGAATAACCGCTGCAACAGTAGCGGGTCTTATAGCTATTGGTGGGATTGCTATTCCAAGTGCTACTATTGCTTCTGGCTTTATAGGAGCGACAGGAGGATTAGGATGGGGTGCAATAGCAATTAACACATCTGCGCTTGGTTCATTAGCTCTTAATTTAGCCCCTTTATTTTCGGATAATCCAAAGATTGACCCAAGTCTTCAAAGAATAGCAAAGATGGTTATTAACAAAGAAGAAACTATAAAAGAATTTCAAAATGCTTTACAAGAACATTCTGATTTTGAAGCAGATTGGGGTCTTGATAATTGGTTATCAGGAATAGATGAGATGCCAGGATGGTCAAAAAGCACTTGGAAAGAAAAAGGAGCAGATAATATAGGCTATCTCTTTACTTATTGGATTTCTTATTATTCTTATATTTACTTAAAAACAAAATTTGGAGCTTCTGTTGCTCAGGCTATAAAAAACTTTGAACAGGGTGGCGGTTCTGTTAAATTGATTGATAAGCCATTTGAAATCAATCAAAAAACATCAATAGAGCCCATTTCTAAGCCTTCTGAGGGGACTTCAGGTTCTACTCCTATAAATTCTCAAGTTCAAGCACAAGGAAGCCCTGTGGCGACCGCAGATGCCTCAAATTGGGTTAAAAAGAGAGAAGTTACCGTCAATGACGAAGTTCTTTCAAAATATGGATTCTGATACATTAAAACTTATTTTTTTAACATTATTCGTAATGTAGGTTTTAATTTTAGATATATAGAGTAAATCAAAATTTTGAAAAAGCGTGATTACAAAGTTCGACATATATTCAAATAATAAACTGAATGAGATAGCTGGTATTTATGATGGTTATTATGGGACAACTCTAAAAGATTTTAGAATGTCCGATTTATACCAAATTACAGCTCTTTCGGCTCAATCTACCATTGAAATCTTCAATGGTAATGATACATTTCAAACCGCACTTCTTCCTACATCTTCACTTTGGAATATGATTGATGTTGGTTATAAATCATGTACTACTGGTATGCTTTCCTTACTTAAAGCAAATTTCAAGAAATCTGATATAGAAGCGTTTGAAGATTTGCTTTATATGAAAGAAAATAAAGATGTAATCAAAAAGGTTGCAAAACTATTAAAAAGCGATATTCAAAATTTCAAGTCTTATTTAGAGACTATTTTGCCTGACCAAGTTACTAATTTGAAAAAAATCAAAATAGAACGCTCAGATTCAAGTTTTTCTGATGCAAGTAGTCCTATTGATGTTGTTCAAAAAGAAATCTTGATTAAAACAAGAAAGTATAGAAACCCAGTTTATATGGTCGGTGTGTTTCTTACAAACTTGATTGGTAATTATCAACCAGCTCAAAATTTCCTTAGTCTTTCTGACTTTGTTAAAAAATTCGACTTATCTGTATTTCATTCTTTATTTGGTAGCAGTAATCCTATCAATAATTTAGATGAATTTGATAGTATTGTAGAAAAGCCACTTAAAAAATTAGCAGAGTCTTTTCTTCAAACTTATTATCACATGAGATATTATGACTTAATCCCAGGTGCCGACAATGCTTGGAAATCAGTTGTTATAGTCCATGCACTTGAAGTTTTGATTGATAATTGTATTTTGGTTGAAGAAGATAAGATTAGCGCAACTCTTGCGGTTAAATTCTCAAAACAAATTAAGAATCATTCTGAAACTAAAACTTGGATAGGATATGAAGGAGTACAAGAAGCTTCAATAATAAAAAGCATTCAAAAAACTTTACAGGCAATGGGTCTTTTCAAAGGCGGAATTACAGGTAAATTTGGAGAATTGACACATGCTGCTATTATTAAATTCCAAGAAAATGCTGTTAATCAAGAAGGAAAGAGAATCAAAGTTGATGGTAGAGTTGGAAAGCAAACAAGATGGGCTCTTGAGCATTTAATGGATTCTTATATTCCATATAAGAAAAAAGAAGACTCTGGAGAAGAAAAGAAGAAAACAAATAAAAAAGGCGAGGTAGTATGGCCTGAGGTTAATCAAAAAGAAGATGGTAAATCTGCAAAGCCTGTTATAATCTAAACCATATACGATGATTAACTCTTGTAAGATATTGTCGTTTATTGAGTTTGTAAATGAAGAATACGATACTATCAACGAATTAAAGTATAGTTATATTTACAAAAGAACCCCAAAGAGATATAAAGATAGGGCAACAGACATTGAAGTTAAATTCTTAACGAGAAAGGGAAAGAAATACTACTACCGAACTTTTACAAACAGCAATGGCAATAAGCATAAGCAATGGATTATGCCATTATATCCAAAACTTCCTTTTGATTCATTAGAAGACCATGTTGTATCGCATTGTGATTGCAATGATTTTAGATATGAAAATGAATGGTTACTATGGACAAAAAATGCCTCTAACCTTATATCCTCAAATAGACAGCCTCTAAAGAGTATGAATCCTCAAAGAATTCCAAAATTCTGTAAGCATTTAACTGCTATAAAAGAAGACTTACATAAGCGTTTGCTTAGTTCTCCTTAAAATGTTCCCTTAGCTTATTAATCACAAGAGAAACATCGCATTTAGAATCAAATGATTCTATCAATTCTTTGCATATAATCTCTAATTTGCTGTATTTTTTAGAGAGTGTTTGCAAGTTGCTTTTAGTCATTTCGTTGTCTTTTGATTCTTCAAAATAGATTTCTTGAAGCTCTCTTATTTTTTTTGCATCATTCATAGTTAAATCCTTATATTTTAAGATATATACTAACAAACATAAAAAGTTCAAAATGCGGAATATAACACCATATAATCTTTTTGAAGCGTCATCTGGGGCTTTTAAGCCTTTACTTAAAACAGTAGAATATTTGCAAGGTAAAGAATGCGTTTTTATAACAACTTCAAATAGATGGGATAAGGAGTTACCAAAATCATCAGAATTAGCGGAAGTTTTAGCTTCTATGATTGACCCTAAACCAAGAATTTTTGACGCATTTAAACTTAAAATCTATCCTTGTGAGGGGAATGTTTCTCACAGAGACGGTAATCACTGTGGAGAAGCAAAAGCTATTATGAAGGATAAAGAAAAAAACCCAGGGAATTTCCTTAGATGTTGGGCTTCTTTAAATAATCCCGATGATGAACTTTGGAGAATTGCAAGTGCAATTTATGAAGCAGATGCTGTTGTGTTTTTTGGTTCAATTAGATGGGGTTCTATGAACGCAACATATCAAAAACTTTTAGAAAGATTGACTTGGATAGAAAATAGACAATCATCACTTAAAGAAAAAAATCCAGTAAAAGGAAAAGAAGCAGGTCTTATTGTTCTCGGTCATAATTGGAGAGGCAAAGAAGTTGTAAATCAACAAAAAGACATTCTTGAAATGTTTGGTTTTGAGACTCCTAAAGAACTTTTCTTCAATCATCAATGGACAAATGAAATGTATGATGAATCTTTGAAGGGATATGTTCAAGATTCAAAAGAATTTGATGCAAACATTTTAGACATAACTGATAGAATAATTCAATAATTATATGAGTAAAGAGTGGAATTTGAATTCAGGCGAACCTGAATTATTTAACTATTTTGGAAAATGGGAAAAAAGAAAAGAAACTCCTATTTCAAAACCTGATGTTGTTCTTTATAGAAAAGAAGATGTGGTGAATAATGAGCCTGAGAATGTAGGCTCTATTTTTTTAAGGGAAATACAAAAACACCATTCTATAGAATCTGGATTTTCAATTGAGAAAATTCAAGATTTGTTTATTAGCGTAGATGGGGTGAAAATTGATTGTCAGCTTTTGGTTATTAAAACTCCTTGGAATAATATAAAAAGACTTACAGCTTATTCTCCAAAAACACAAGAGGGATTTCAGCAATTTCTTTCTAAAATGAAAGGAAAGCTTCAATTAGGAAAACAAGGAACTCCTCAAAACCCAGAACCTTTTTGGTCTTGGAATACATTAAAACCTGAGGGTTTGGATGAAATAGAAAAACTCGGCCCGCCAGTTTTAGTAGAATATGAAGGTAATCAATATTTTGACTATTTATCAAATTTTTTTAAGTCAACTACCACAAAACTGAAATAAGAACTTAAAAACTAAACATATCCTTTCATTTTAATATAAAGAGTATAGATAATAAGGATTTAGATATGGAAAAGAAACTTACACAGATAGATGAAAATGTTCGTTTTTACATTAAAAATAATGTAGAAACTGAACCAGAAACAAAACCTATTCCTACGGAAACACCAGATACGGATAAAAGAAAATATCCAAATCCAAGCACTCCTCCGCAACCAGATGTAAAACCAGGCCCTAAAAACTAATATAGAGAAAAAAAATGTTGGTAGAAGGTCTTTCTAATAACCCAGCTTTTCCTGCTTACAATAAGTGTAAATCGGAACTGCCCCAGCCAAACATGAGCACATTTATGAGTTTAGGTGGCGAAGGTGTGCATATTAAAAATCAAATTTCTCAAGCTGAGCAAAAAGCATTTACAGATGAGGAATTAATAGATATAGCAAAGGAAATAGTAAAAATAATAATAGATGGCTCGGCTGAAGTAAAAAAAGGTCAGACATTTGATGATTTTAATTTTGACCTTAGGTTCGTAAGAAAATACGAAGATTTACATTCAGATGTTGATAAAGCTCCATCTGGTAAAAAAGAAACTGAAGAAAAGATAACTATTGCTATTAAAAAAAGAGAAATCATAAACGCATTAACACAGGGGTTTGCAATCACAAGCCAAAGTAGAATGTTTGATTCGGATATGGATGGTGTAGTGAATAAAATAGACTCAGACCTTTTGCAGAAGTATTTTAGATTCTTAAAGGTTACATTAGATTCCCATAAATATGTTAATAGAGAACATTTTTATGAAATGATGAATCAAATTCAAGAAAGAATTAATTATGCAAAGGAAAATAACTTACCAAGACCGAGTGGCTCTGGTATGGTTGTTCCAGCTAAAATGGAAGTCATATATGTTGATGGTAAGCCTGTAATTAAAGTTGAAGCTGAAAACTTAATACTCGCTATTCAAGAAATGGTTAAGGGTGTATTTGAAGTTATATCTCATTTCAGTTTCTCAACTTTAAGTAAAGAAGAAAAAGAAAGAATTTACTCAAAAACAGAGAATTGGTTTGTTGAGCAAGAGGGGTTTGTTTTTGGGCCGAAGATGGTAGAAATCTTCAAACAATTTTTTAGAGAAGTTGAAGACCATCTGATAGTAAAAGGAGTTATACAAGAATATGACGATACGATGATTATCAATTTATTGAACGCTCTTTACTATGAAAAAATAACACCTGATGAAAAGTTTATAGAAATATTTTCTTTAATCTTTAATAAAGAATTAGACAAGGAATTGTGGCCTGTCGAAAAAGTCGCACAGATTTACACAGAAATTATAGGAGAAAGAGGTTTTTACATACCAAATGGATATGAACCTGATTATGCAGAAGATAATCAAAGTTTAATTGAAGCGGAGCCACCATCATTGGATGATTTGCTCGATAAGATTATATTATTTGGAGAAGAATCTCTTACCCCAGAAGAAAAGGAATTTCTTAAAAAATATTCAAAAAAGGAATAATATAATGGTAGTTTCAGAAGAAATGAATGCTTATTTCAATGGTTCACTCTGGCCTGTTGAGAGAGATAAATTAGTTCAATTAGCTAATTCATCCAAGGGTGAGTTTATCATTGAGATTGGAGTTTTGCGTGGTAAAACGACTAAGTATTTGTTAGAAAATACAAATAAAAAAGTAATAGCAATCGACCCTTTTGAAATGACAGACAACAATAATGAAGAAATTAAACAAGAGTTTTTAACTTCATGTAAAGAATATATGGATTCTGGAAGATTGTTTTTTATTCAGCAGAGGTCTGAAAATGCTCACAGACATTTAACATCATATTTAGTTAAAAACTGTGCTCTTGTGTTTGTAGATTGGGATGCTGATGGAGAACAACATCTAAAAGATTTCAAAGAATATACTCCTTATATTGCAGAAGACGGATTTTTGGTTGCCCATGATTTTTACGATAGCGGAACATTAGGAAAACATGGTCATATATCACATGCAGTCTCTGAATACATGAAATTTATAGATAAGCCAATTTGCTGGGAAACTATACTGTATTATCCAAAGCACTCAGATATGTCGGCATGTATGTTGTATTATGGAGGGTCTCCTGATTTCTTCTATGTCAATAGAAGCAGAGGACTTATTTGGTGTTCTCCTAATTCTTAATTAGAAGCCATTAGTGTTAGCCTCGGTGTGAAATTCTCTGGATTTACATGGTAGATAGAAAAAGATTTACCTTGTTGGTTTAAATGTTTTTTTAAGTCTAAAAACATTTCTATGTTTCCCATATCATCATCATATACTTCTATAAGATTTGCTTGGGGTAAAGATTCAAGGACTACATTTATCCTACTGTTTTTGTTTAGACCACCTCTTTCTACCATTTTTATTTCATCCAATTCTAAACCTAATTGCCCAAGAATATCCAAAACCTCAGCTTTAAGACCTACTATTCTATTTGTAAGCAAAACAGTCCAACAAGATTTATCTTTGAAATCTTTTTTTAATCTTTCAGTTACTTCTTCAATTGGCTTAAATTCAAAGACATCTGGGTCTAAACTTTCTTTTTTTGACCACCAACCGATTTGAGTATATTTTCTTTTCTTTGCTTTTTCCCACATTGCCCTACCTTCTTCTGCACTGACTGTATCAACCAATGTTTTATCAAAATCGTAAAACGCAACTCTTATTATTTGAGATTTATCTTTTGGTTCATCTATTAAAGATTCCACAACCTTTACCCCATTTCTTTGTTTGTATTCTACAAGTTTGCCCCTTAAAACAAAAGGAATTTTTAACTTAAACCAATTCTTTATATTTTTAGCATCTGATGGATTTACCCTTTCTTTTGGATTTGTTGCTACTATGATATAAGGATTATCAAAATCAAGACCTTCTACTTTTATAGCCATTAATTTATCAGTATAACCAAACTCTATAGCTGTGAAATCAGTAGCCATCCCAATTATATCATTCCTTTCAGCCCTACCGCTGTGTAGTATTATATTTTGAGCAAATATATTCCATTCGGGTATAAATGGCTTTAATTTCTTTTTAATCAGTTTTTGAGAATAATCATCTAATTTCAATGCTACATATATCATGGCAAATAAAAATTTTCTGGTTTCTGTATATATCAATATTAAAAACAAAAGCCGTTAAAAACGGCTCTTATATTTTTTTATGTAATCCACAAATTACTTCAAGATTGCATATCCAACAACTGATTTTGCACCGCATTTCAAAAGAGCGTCACAAGCTTCTTTTAAGGTTGTTCCTGTTTCTGCATAGTCGTCAATGATAGCAACATTTTTTCCTAAAACTTTATGTTCAAGGGAAGGATTAACGCCCAAGAAGTTTTTGATGTTTGCTTTATCTTCTTTTCCAATCTTTTCAATATCAAAATCTCCATATCTAAAAAGACGAGAAACCTTTTTATCTACACTATCGCTTGTTGTTTTAATGTCATTTCGTGTTTTTGTCAAATAAACAAGGTTCTTGAGAACCATAGGTTTAATGCCTTCTGAAAAATCAAGTTTATCTACTAAGTCACCTGCGAGATTTGTTTTTGTTGTCTTGATTGTTCCTATAACATCGAAGCTCTTATCTTTCATGTGGTCTGTGAACATTCTGGATGCTTTGCCGATAAGTTTACCTGCTTTTGTATTATCAAGAGTTTGAACAGAGCCCAAAGCACCTTTTAATCTTCTTATGTCTGGATTTACCATAGGTCTATTATCTGGGTCCATACCAGCTGAGTTAAAAAGGCATATATTACAACCATTTTCAAGGAGTATTTCATCAAGTCTGTAGATTTCAGATTCTGAACTCTCATCTACATTATTGGATTCTCCGATGTAGGATATAAATTCTTTAAAATTTCTCATAGTAAAAACGTTAAATTATTTAGATATATATATCTAAAATAAAACCGCTTTATTGGAAAAAAAATTAAAACCCTATAAAGTGAGCACAATTAACCCTAATTTTATGAAAAAACATGTTCTTTTGTATGAGGAATTTGCACCCAAAGAAACTGATAGCACAGATTCTTGGGATATCCCAACCTCAAAAAACTGTAAAATTGAGACAATATCACTATATGATGAGAATGGAGAGGTGGTCACATATAATCAAGATGACCATGAGGGAACCTTGGTAGGTGATGTATTTTTCAATAATAATAGCCCAAGTGGATATCAAGGCGATTTATATAGAGATTGGATTGATGGTTCATTGGGTAATGCTGTTATGAACTATATCAATAAAAACTATAATTATATTGAACCTGTTTATATGATTGAAGTCGAGCTTTTGCCTCAAGGTGGTAAGAAAACATTCACTTTGGCTTATGATTTTAATGGAAGTGAATATAAATTGAGAGAAAAGAGATATTTACCATTAACCTAATTTTTATGCCTAAATATATTAAAACATACAAACAATTTGAATCTGTAACGGACGATGCTAAGAAATTTGTCTACAAGACATTGGGCATAGCTAAAAGAGATTTGTATGCTAATAGCGATGAAATGAAGGAAATTGAGAAGGTAAAACAATACTATAAATGGTGGTATTCAAATCCAGCTGTTATTTCAAAGATTGATGTTGCAAAGGGATTAGATAAAACAATTATCTCTAAAAAAATATTAGAGTTCATAGATAAAAAACTCATCCCATCTGAATTTAGGATATTTAGAAGTAAAGAAGCTGAACAACAATATAATGAGATTTATAATAATACATCAAAAGTAGAGCCAGGTTCAACCCTTGGTTGGATTTATGACACATCTGAACCTATTTTTATAAGGATGTATAGAATCAAAGAAACTAATAGCGATTTTTTTGGAAGTATATTACACGAGATGGCTCATTTAATACAAAAGTATGCAGGCGAAGAGCTATTTAGTAATTTACACAATCCAACTATGCCGAAGGGTTCTTATGGAACAGATTCTATAAAATATGGTTTGTTTTTACCACCATTAGACCCAAATCGTAGTAATAAGCCTTATGTTGAAAGAGAGATAGAGCAATTCGCAAGATTTCATGTTATGAGATATTACTTTGGAATTAAACCAAATGATAGTTGTAATCAAATTTATGATAAAATTAAAACATCTATAAATAGTGGTAAATTCAATGATAAAAATAAGATGAAAGTTATAACTATAGGGGGTAATTCTTATTTGCTAATAGGTTATATCAACGCTGAAGATACGAATGAGAATTTTTGGTGGTATCTACAAAATTACAGTAGAAAGAGCGTCCAGTTACAAAAAATCGCAGGGTGGCAAAATGCAGAAGGGATTGATATGAAAGACTTTAGTAAAGTTTTGAGAAAATACCCTATGTTCATGGAACTTGATGTTATATGCCACGACCATCAGAATATTGTATCTAATTTTGATTTTGAAGAAAAGAATCTCGCTTAATTCTGTGAATTAAAAAAATCCTTACAATACAACCTCACCTTTGATATATGACTTATTTCTTATTTGACCTTCTGTGAATTTTGCGTTTGAACGTTGGTCAAATATGTATAAATCCTTTCCGATTTCAGTTGCTAAACCATCTAAATTTTTTAGTTCATTTTCTTGAATGCAATACATTCCAGTTACAATTTCAGGCCCGCCTTTGAGAGTTGTTAAATAACAATCAGATGCTACAAAATCACCTTTTATGATACGGGGACAACCTTCTAAGGAATCTAAATGATTTGAATCGAGAAATAAACTACCTGTTATTTCATTAGGTAAACCATCGAGGCTTCTGAGTCTATTGTTATTGAGAGTAACATTTCCTTTAATGAATCTAAATGTAACTGGTATCATAGTAAGATTATAAAACATGTAAGTTATGTCACTATATGCTAATACAGATAAGTCATTATTTATTTCATACCAATCACAATTTATAATCCGCATAAATTCATCAACTTCTTCTCTTGTCTCTGCTTTTCTGAAGTTATACCAATTCAAACTAACTCTTGGTTGATATGTTCCTGTTGCATTTCTTAATTCTCTATATTCTTCTTTTTTTGGCATTACATTGTGAAGAACGCCATCGTCTGTTAAATAAAAGAATGTATCTAAATAAGGATAAGTATCGAATTCAAATTTATTCAATGTTATCGTATAATCCTTAGAGAACTCTTTTCCATTACTCATAAACAAATGAGAGTGAATAGGTTTAGAATCATCTTTTGCTCTATAAACTATTTTATTTTCATCTGCCCAATCTCGCAATACATTCTTTAGCTCAGGTTCTGTTGAATAGATTTTATCCATAACAATATCGCCTTCATCTGTATTCCAAATCAATGCTCTTGCTCTTATTTTAGATTCTTCGTTTGTAATTATAACGCAACCTACTTTATCGGGATTTTTTACATATATGTTTAAGTAAGGTTGACATTCTTCGCCCCTCATACAATTCATTTCCATATCCCCCTTTTCTGATTCATAGTTTGATTTAAGATATGTTATTTTAATATCTTCACCTTTCACTATAACTGGTGTTGTAGTTTCTTTTACAGATGTTGCTTTGTAAGCAGTCACAAAGTCAGAAACATCTTCTTGGGTAAAGTTAGCGTTTATTTTTCGTATGAGTTTACCTATCTTCACAATATCAGAAGGGTTTACAGGTCTGTTTGCCCTTTTTATATTTACTTCATCGGATTTTTCAGTTGCTATTATTTTTTCAGTATCTCTCAAATCACTATCAGTTTGGATATACTTATTATCATCCATCATATTTACAATAGATGATGATATAGGATGATTTATTTTTTTAAGTCTATCTACAAAACTATCATCTAATTGTACTAATGACTCTAATAGTCTATAAAGTTCAAATGAATTAAAATTGCCTATCATGAATATTTTTTGATTTTTCTTTTTATTCTAATAACTTCTGTTCTATCATCCATTTTACAAAGGTCAGAAATTTGACCAGAGCGTATAATACAGCCTTTAACCACCCCATTAATTGTTCTTGAACCGTTTTCGATATAACAATTATCTATGGTTGTTTTTACTCCCATTTCAGTTCTTGTGATTTTAGAATCATACACTTTATTGCTCATTATGAGTTCACAATCCTCCAAATGAGATTTTTCTATTTTGCAACTCCAAAGGTTACAATCTTCAATTATCCCAGAAATTGTGCAGTTCACTAAATCAACATCTCTAATTAAAAATGAATCTTTGAATGAAGCATCTTTTACTTGCATCCTTGATACTTCTGTATCATAATTGATAAGTGCTTTTGTAACACCACCGAAAAGAATCAAATCAAAGAGTTTATCTTTCAACATAGGAAAGTAAGATTTCAAGACTTCTTTATCTCCCTTCAAATCAACAAAAAGCTTAATATTAGGATACTTCAAGAAAAATGTATCTAAGTTTGTAAATGCTCCAACATAGTTTTTATGTTCTTTCATTATCTTATTTAATGTAATTAGATTTTCCTCATCATATGCAGGATTATCCAAACATTTAAATAAAGTCAAAGCATTGTATTCGAGAATTTCAAGAATCTCATCTGATTTTTTCTCATAACCAGCTCCACCTATTGACCTGAACTCTAAATAGTTGTTTTTAATTTTATCGAAATTCACCGAATAATACTTTGTATTTGGTGTGATATACATATCTTTTGAAATTCCCTTTATCTCATCAAAAGTCATAAATCTATTTACAGGATAAACTTGCTTTATTCCTCTTGCATAGATGTTATTTTCTCTATGTGGGAAAAATTTGAAGATTTCAGATTCATCATATGATAAGATAAACTTTAATTTATCTAAGTGTGATAGTTTACATGCCAATTTTACATAAAACTCATCAAATGAAATATTAATATGAAGACCGCATTTTTCTGTTGTCCATCCATTTTCTTCAACCCATCGTAAAACTCTTTTGAGAACCATTCTTGCTTCTGTATAAGGAAGTGGCCCAGTTACAAGCTCTTTCATTTTATAACCACCTGAAAAATCTGGTATTATTCTAAAAAGATTTGCAGTTGGCTTTGAGCTTGCGCCCATTTTTGACTTTTTATCTATAACCTTGCCTCTACCTAAAACAATTTTAGGTTCTAAAGCCTTTGAAAGTTCTCTTGCGGTTTCTTGTCTGTCGAAATTTGTGAAAAACTCAAATTCGAAGCCTATTCTGCAAGCACTTAATGCCTTTTGTTTTTTTAAGTCGTCCATGGTGGAATATTTTTTTAGAACTTTCAGTATATATCCCGATATATACATTTAATTCAATTAAAGGAAAAAAATTGATGAAAATCGGGCCCGAAAAAAAATTTTCGTCACTCATTGAACTTTTTTGAATTCAAGTGTATAACAGATACAAGTAAGTATATGCGTATATCTGCCGAAAGGCGAAGTTTTGCATAATTTTCTAAAAATAACTCAAAGGAAGGCTTTATGAGTAAAAGTGGCTTCGACATCTTTGATTTCTCAACAGATGATATCAAAGATGCAACAAGTGTCGGTTCTCTCGATTTGGATTTATACAAACCTACTCCAGAGAACGGGCGAAATGGTAGTTATAGTTCTATCGTTCGTTTTATCCCATGGTGGAAAGACTCTAAAAACTCTATCGTTAAAAAGTGGACTGTTTTTCTTGAAGACCCAGTTTCTGGTAAAAAGAGAACTCTCGACTGCCCCTCAACTGTAAATGAAAAATCTGTTCTTCGTGACATGTTTTTCAAACTTTACAAGTCCAATTCTGTAAGAGAGAAAGAATTAGCTGAAAAGTTCAAGCGTAAAAGAGCTTGTTATTCTCTCATTTATATCATCAAAGATGAAAATCGCCCAGAACTTGAAGGAAAAATCATGATTCTTCGTTTTGGTCAAAAGATTCTTGATAAGATTATGAATGAAATGGCACCCCCATTGGGTGGCAGACCACGCAAACCATTCGACCCATTTACAGGTCGCCCATTCTCTCTGATTGTTACCAAAAAGGGAGGATATGCAAACTATGATGATTCTTACTTCTTGGATGAGGCATGGCCTCTCCGAATAAATGGCGAAGAGATTGACAGAGATGAGATTAAGCCAGAAGAAATCGTCAAGTGGCTTGAAACAAATAGCCCAAATCTTGAAACTCATTATTACAAGAAATGGGATGAACAAACTGTTGAATTCGTTAATGAAGCAATTAAGAACACGGTTCCAAATGGCAGAATTATCGAAGAAACGATTTCAACAAGTAAGAGCAAGCCTGCTACTGAAAAGAAAGTTTCAACCAAATCTGTTGATTCATCAGCAGTAAGCATCGAAGATGACATTGTTTCTCCAAGTGACAATGAAATCAATTTTGATGATGATGATGATGATTTCTACAAGGGTCTCGAAGATGATGATTGATATTTTTAATTATCAATAATCACGGGGTATAAGGGAGATTCATTTCTCTTATACCCTTCTTATTTTTTAGGAGAAAAAAATGTTTGATGTTCCTCTTATGAGCTATAAATTTGAACCACAAAAAGAACTAACAAAAGAAGATGTTAGGGTATTTGTTGAAGATATCCTCAAAGAGCTTTTTGTGAGTGGCTCAAAAGTTAAAATAGATGAATATGACGATAGATGGAATTTTGCATGTCCTTTTTGTGGAGACTCGCACACTGACCATAATAAGAAAAGAGGAAATATATACCTTAATGATTTCCACTTTCATTGTTTTAATTGTGGAGAGCATTCAACTCTTTCTTGGTTTATGAAAAAATTTGAACGGGATGTAAAATCAGGTCAGATTTTAAGTTTCGTTGAAAAAAGCAAAGCCCTAAGCGGAGATACTGGATTTCATTCAAGAAACTCTGAGAAAGTCTCTGAGATATTTGGCGAAGAAATACTCGAATTCGCCATACCCATAGGTGTTTTCTTTGAAAAACTAAACTTGATTAAAATAGAACAAACTAAAAGAGGAATGGCTTATCTTCTACAAAGAGAGCAAAAAGATTTTTCAAATTTTGCTTGGGATGAAAAAAGAACGCTTCTTTATGTCTTAAATTTAACAGCAGATAAGAAAAAAGTCTTAGGTTATCAAGTTAGAAGATTCTCAGATTCTGGGCCGAAATATCTGACATACGAAATGTCAGCTATGTATAAAGAATTGAATCTCCATTTAGATGAAGAATTAGCTAAAAGATTTGATTCCCTATCAACTATTTTTGGCTGTATGTCAATTAATTTATCTCAGACGATAACTATATTTGAAGGCCCTTTGGATTCTTTTTTAATGCCTAACTCAATAGCGTTGAGTTCTTTGCAAAAGAAACCTCCATTTTTAACAAAAATGACAAGGTTTATGTTTGATTACGATAAACCAGGTATAGAAAAATCTATAAGTTACCTAAAAGAAGGTCTTACTGTTTTCATGTGGTCTAAGTTCTTTTTAGAGACAAGAGGACTTGAAATCTTCTTGGATAAGCAAAAGGTTGATTTTTCTGATGTTATTATGTATGCGAAAAAACATAATTTAAAAATTGACTATAATAGTTACTTTACAAACAATTATCTTAATGCTTTATGTATTGGCAAGACTCAGAAAAAGAAAAAGATTTAGAATCATTTTATCTTGAAATTCCAGAAGAAAAGTTGCTTTACCCTATTGATTTAGAGTGGGGTATAAATGATTCTATTCCAAAATCTCTCAGAATTCCTGATAGATTGAGTATAGATTTGCAAAAAAGCAAAAAAGAAGAAGTTGAGATTAAAGAAGTAAATCTTAAAAAATATAAAAAGAGGACAATCAGATAATGGAAAATAATGAAGATTATTTTGATGTGGAAGATATTAGTGATAATGATTCTTCTGAGCGGTCTTCTTTAAGTGAAGAAAAGAAAAATTCTTTCGCTGATGAATTTGAAGATGAGCGTAAACTTTGGAAAGATAAAGTTATTGACATGGCAAATAGAGTCAATAAACTAAATGAAGTAGCAGGTCTTCAAGTTGATTTATACTCTTCAAGGCAAATTATCATTGAAAGAATAGCTAAACTCTATAAATATTTATCAGCTTACAATGCTCTCTATAAGTCCAATAAAAAGGACTTGTTCATCAAATATACAGTAGATTCTGATATAAAATTGGGACAAGGAGAGAAAACAATCATGGTTGAAGGTGATTTATCAGGTCTTCAAGAAAAGATAAATTTAATTGAACAACACATAGATTATTACAAGGAAACAGTTAAAAACCTTGATTCTATGCTTTATGGAGTGAGAAATAAACTACAAATTGAGCAGTTTTTGAGCGGTAAATGATAAATTTGCTAAAAAATTTTGATATATAGAATCTGAGTTTCTATACGAAGAATAAAAAAATAAACAAAAGTTTACTATGAAAAAGAACGAAACTTCCATGCAACAGGGCGAAAGTCCAATTAAGCTCGAAACAACAGATGCTAATAAAGTTGCAAATAGCATCGGTAAGAATATGGGATATTTCCATAAGACTCCTAAGTCAGAGCTTATGAACTATGATGAGTTTGTTAAGGCATCCTCTACACTCGCTCCTGCTATGACAAAAGATGAGAAAAATGCAAAGATTTAAGTAATATTCTCGGAATTTTTGAATGCTTGTTAAACTGATGGATAATAAGAACTTTCTACAAGTTGTAGAATGTTCCGATGTAGAATTCAAGCAACTTCAATTTTCTTTTAGAAAAAAGATAAAAAATTGGAGATTCCATCCACAAGTAAAACGTAAATTGTGGGATGGATATATGACATTCATGGATTCTGCTGGTAGGATGCCAGTAGGTTTATGGAATGAACTAATCGAGGTATGTAAAGAACATGGCTTTGCTGTAAATTTCGAAGATTTTGATTTATTTAGGTCGCCTTACACTAAGGAAGAATTTCTTGCTTGGGTTGAGGCGACTTCTTTTTTTGATAAAAAGGGGAATAAAATAGAACCAAGAGATTATCAGGTAAGTTCAGTTTGGGCAATCTTAAAATATAAATACTCTATATCAGAAATAGCCACGAGTGCTGGTAAAACTCTTATCATGTATATGGTTATGGCTTTCTTGAGGCATAAAGGATTGCTTAAACGAATGCTTATAATTGTTCCGAACATTTCTCTTATTATACAGACATATGAAGATTTTCAAGATTATTCTAATAAAGATTCAAGTTTGAAACTTCAAATGATTTCTGGAGAAACTTCAAAAATTTTGGATGAAAATACTCAGATTGTCATAGGAACATTCCAATCTCTTGTTAAGCAAGAACCTCAATTTTTCGAAGGATTTGATGCTGTTTGTGTAGATGAAGCTCATTTTACACAAGCAAAATCAGTTAAAGAAACACTCGCCAAATGTAGAAATGTTGTGTATAGATTTGGTCTTTCTGGAACTTTGGAAAAAGATGATTTTGCAGAACGCTTAACACTTCAGGCTTATTTAGGGCCTATGATAAATAAGGTTTCTGCTGAATTTCTTTTTAAGAATAAATATGCTACACCTGTTCAAGTTAAGGTTATAAAACTCAACTATATGGATGATGATATAAGAGAAAAGCTCTCTGAAATTAGAAAAAGAAGAACAAGCGTAGATGGGGTAAAAATCTTAGATATTGAAAGAAAACTTGTTATCGAATCTGATAAAAGACTGAACTATATTTGCGATTTGGTGAATAAGACTACAAAAAATACTCTTGTTCTTTTCCACAATGTAAAAGCAGATTATGGTAAAAAAATGCAAGAGCGACTTTTTGAGCTATCAAAAGAGAAGGATGTTTTTTACATTGACGGAGAAACAGATGTAGAAAAAAGAGAGTATTTCAAGCAATTTCTTGAAGAAGGTGAAAACAAAGTTTTAATTGCTTCTTTTGGGACATTCTCAACAGGTATAAGCGTTAAAAACATACATAACATAGTCTTTGCTGAATCTTTTAAGTCAGATAAGATTATTCGTCAATCAATCGGTAGAGGTATGCGTTTACATGAAAGCAAAACCAAAACCAATATTATAGATATTTGTGATGACTTCTCATATAATGGAGATAAGAATTTCCTTATAAGGCATATGGAAAAAAGATTGGAAATATATGATAGCCAAGGGTTTCCGTATAAAGTATATGCAGTTGATTTGTGATTTAACCGTTTTTTGATACTTTTTCTTTGATTATATGTTTTAGAGTTTCTTTTGGAATATCATATTCCAATTCTAATTCCCAAGTCCATGTATTAGTATATTCCACCCCAATATCTTTGAGCATGATATATCGTTTATCTTCTTCGAGGGTATAGCTTAAAAATATCCCAGCTCTTGAATTTGGCATAATAATATTAATCGTTCCATCGCTTGAATCTGGCTTAAAATCAATAGTATCTAAGAGAATATTCCATCTTTTACCGCCTTCTATCAGAAGAGTTTTAAGCATAGGGAGGGCAATTTCCAAGATTTCAGGATTTGGGAGGTTTTCTATAAAAAATGAATTTTCAGGATTATCGTAAAACGAAATCCTTTTTGTATAGGAAATTTGCTCAATATCTCTAACTAATTTCATCAAATCTTTCAAAAAAGGCATAAAATTATTTCCGAAAAATTCTTTTCTTATTTTAGAAGAAAATTGATGTAGGATATATACTTTGTATTCTAAATCATGATTCTCAGAAAAAACTATTTTTTCCCAGAACTCACTTAAATTTAAGGTAAAAGCCATAATGATAACCTTTCAAGAATTAATAAATAGTCGTGGCGATGATTTTATAAATCGTCTTTTTACAATGCCAGTCACAGTCTATGAAAAACTGGATGCTTCTCAATTTAGTTTTGAGAAAGATGAAGATGGAGTTTTTAGTTTTTACAAACAAGGTCAAAACACACCTATATCAAAAATTGATATTACTCTTTCTCAATATTACAATGGAGCTATAAAGTATATCCAAAATTTACCGCTCGATAAGATTAAACTTATTCCTGCTAATTGGAGATTTTGTTGTGAATACTTTATTGATAAATCTCCTATCTATATATCCTATGATAAAATGCCGAAAAATGGATTAGTGCTTATTAACATCATAGACAATAGCACAAAAGAAAAAAAGGTGTTAGATAATAAGGTTTTCTTGAGCGAATGGTCTGAGTTTTTAGATATTGAATATCCTCCTCTTATTTTCCAAGGTATGCTTGGTGAAGACCAGAAGACAAAAATTTTAGAATTTATCAGAACTCCAAAAACACAGTTAAAGGAAAAATTTGAGACAAACTCATTTATTAGACATCTTCTTTCTATCTTAGACCCAGAAAGAAAATCTTCATTTCTGAGAGATTCTGATAGAGGTTTGATTGAAGGTGTTATATTTCGTTTTGAAAATGATGATGAATCATATACAGCTAAAATTATAGACCCTATTTTTTACACAAGAAAAATAGAAAACCCTGAACATAAATCATCAAAACCTTCTGATGTTTATTGGTTAACCTTAATTGATGTAATTGAATATCTCCAAGGAGTTAAGATTAAAAATCTTTTACCTGAGGGAGAAACCCCTGAAGAAAAATATTTAGATATTATCTGTAAAATATTCAATCCATTTATTCAAAAATATGGTGGTAAATTCAAAGGTGTTGATTTTGAACTTCCAAGTTTTATGCAAAAAGAAGCTTTCAGAGTTGGATTAGAGTATATTCCAAATAAAGAAACATCTCGCCTTATTTCAGAAGATGAAAGCTGGCAAAATGTTTTCAAAGTATTTTTAGCCGCATTTAGAAAAAAGAAAAAAGGAACTAATAATCTTTTCACGGATTATGTATTAAATAGATTCAACCAAATTGTAGATGAAATTGCATCAGAGTGCAATACAGACACGGATTTTGAAGATGACGGCGAAACTGGTTTGATGACATTTGATGAAATGAAAAGATATGGTAAAATAACAGATGTTGCAGAATCAGAAGAAATACCTCAGAAGGCCACTCAAAGAGAACTCAGTCCGATTGAGAAACAAATGATTCTTTTCAAAGAAGAAGGGCATTCATACAATAGAGAAACGATTTCTGTATGTGCAATTATTGATAGTTTTGAATTCTTTACAAATGAGCATTTAGAAATGCTACAAGAATTAACTTCAAATGGTAAAACAAAGTGTATTTTAGTGAACATTAGAACCAACTATAATCAAACACAAGAAGATGTTCAAATGAGAATGCTTGATAATATTGAAAGAGAATATAGAACTCTTATTGAGAATGTTATAAATGTTAGAATTCCTGATATATCTGAAATTCTTTCTGTTTTACTTTACAAAGGATATGAGCCAAATCAAATTATTGTTCAAAATAGTTATAGAACATTTTTTGATAAAATGATTGAATCATCAGATTTACATGGTGTTTCATTTGAAGTGAAAACTTTGAAAAAAGACCCAGATTATGTAAAACTCTATAAATATGTAATGCAGAATTCTTGGGCTGATTTCAGAAAGCATGTCCCAAATCCAGTATTAAACTATTTTGAGGCATTCAAAAGCAAATAAAAACATAACCAATAGAAATGGGTAAAATTAAAAACTTTTCGGAATATCATAATATTGAAGAATCTCAAATTCTACTTGAAAAAACATTCAATATAGAGTCTGATGTTGATTTGATTTATGAAAAGGGTGGATTTTCTGAATTCTTAAAAGCATTTACTGCTGGCGAAAAGCCATATGAAGATGAATTAAATTCTATCCAGAAGATTAAACATATAGTTTTTGATTTAATACCATCCTCCGAATTACAAACAGAAGATTGTATTAATGCACATAGACAAAATCCTATTGATATTTACACTGGGATAACTATAATGGGAAGTCACTATTCTCCTACTAATAAAACTATATTCATCTCATTGAACTCAAGTGCTTTAGATGTTAATTATTCTGGTGATATTCATTACATAAGTTCTTCTCAAAAAGAAACAATCTATAATGAAATTACAGAGCAAAGAATTAAAATAGCAATACATCATGAACTATCACATTGGATAAGTGACTCGCTTTACAATAAACACATTGGGAGAATTATAAATAGAGGGCTTGAATTACAAAATAATGACATAATTAAATTAAAGCAAAAAGATGTTAATATGACATATTTTGAAATTGATGCTCAAGTACACTCTATCAAAGAATTAAAAAGAAATTATGATGAAAGAGAATGGAATGAACTATCTTTAAGAGATATAATGATTAAATACCCATCTCTTTCTGCTGTTTATAAAGAATTAAAATCAAAGCATGGTTTAGATGTTGCTTTACTATGGCAAAAGAATTTAACAAAAAGACTATACAGAGAAGGTCTATTGGGTAACAATATGAAACAATTTGTAAGAGATTTTGTTTAATTCTCTTGAATATTTTTGTCCAAAGGAGATTTGATATGAAAAAATACAACTATGGCCATATTCTTGAAGTTTGGAAAGAACCAAGAATTGATTATGTAGAAAGTGTGAGGTTTAACAAAAGAAAACGAATATTGAAATTAATGTGGATTTCAATTGGATTGATTCTCGCCTTAGGCATAGTTTCCACAATATATCAAATATTTTAACGAGCTTTGTAAATTAAAAACGTATTATGAAATACATAAAAAGATTAGAATTATTTAACAATCATTCATGTGTGAATGAGACTAATAATACACTTGACAAATATAATTGGCCTCCTATTCCAACTGATATCCACTCTTTGTCATTAGAAGAGATGTCAAAAATGTTTGGTTATATTCAGTGGAAAAAAGGAAGTGGGGATAAAATCATTGTAACCAATAATTTCATTAAAGAAAACATAATGGATATAGAATTACCTCAACTTGCAAAAATAAAAAATCCACCAAGAACATTTAGAATAAAATGCCATAAACTTGCGGTTGTTCCTATTTTAAGATTGTGGGAAGAATGGGAAAAGGCAGGTTTACTAAATAGAATTGAGAGGTGGCATGGTTGTCATAATGCAAGAGTCCAAAGAAATTCTAAAACTACCCTAAGTAATCATGCTTGGGGGACGGCTTTTGATATAAATAGAGAAACAAATGATTTAGACCGAATGCCTCCAGCTGTGGGTGAAAGAGGCTCGGTTAGAGAATTAGTTCCTATAGCAAATAAATTAGGATTTTACTGGGGTGGACATTTTTCTAAAAGAAAAGATGGTATGCATTTTGAACTATCTACACTTGGAGATAGACAAATTATTATGTGAAATAAATTTTACAATAATATAAAAATGGAACATAAACACCTTTCTAATTTTTTAAAAGAAGATGAGCGTGATTTAATTATTGAATATGTGAATTCTATAAATCACAAAAGCAAAGCATATAATAAACATTTGAAGCATCTTGTTAGAAAGTTACAAGGCAGTGCTCATATGTATGATATTTCAAAAAATAAAATAACAAAAGAAATAACAACATATCAATCGGGTGGAAATGATGTGATGAAAGAAGAGTTGTCTGAAATCTTCTATACAATACAAGAAAGAATAACAAAAACTATTGGAATACTCAATCAAAACTCCTTCTTACAAATTGTAGATATGAATAAAGGAGGTGTAGTCGGTGCTCATTATGATGCATCTCTTGATGGTTATGTGAACTATAAATGTAATATAAGTCTTATGGCTGAAGATTATACATTTGTTATAGACAATAAAGAACTTCTAATAAAAGAGGGGGATTTATATTCCTTTGAAGCATCTTTATACAAGCATTGGACTTTGAAACCTTTTACATCAAGAAGACTTTTACTCAGTTATGGATTCATACTCCCATATAAAGAATTAGAAAGAAATGAAGATGACCCAAGAGTTAGATTAAGCAAAAGAATAAAAAGAATGTTTCAGCGTTCTAAATAATAGTTTTGAAAAATAAGAATTGAAAGATGATTTACTACACATCAGATTGGCACTTAGGAGATGATAGATTAGGGCTAAATGGAAAACCTAATGTATTTTATAGGCCTTTTTCTTCGGTGGAAGAAAGCAACAAAACAATTATGAGCAATCTTTACAAAGACTTCAAAGATGGTGATATTCTTTGGCATCTTGGGGATGTGATTGTAGATGATTTAAAGAGTTCTGAAGCACATTTAGAGCAAATGCGAACAATGTATCCAAATTCTCAATTTAACCTCGTATTGGGCAATTATGACACAGATAAGGTGAATATACTATCAAAGTATTTCCATAATATCCATGAAGAGTTCAATCTTGTTAGTTTTTCTGATAATTTAATGATTTACCTAAACCATTATCCTTCAAAATGCAAGGAAAAGATAGAAGAAGATTCAGAATATACATTTGCAATTACTGGGCATATTCATAGTCTTTGGAAAGTTCAAAGAAATATAATTAATGTAGGAGTGGATGCTTGGCATTTCAAACCAGTCTCTCATAGTGAAATTATGTTTTGCTGGAATGCTATGAAGAATCATTATGATGGAGATGTTTTTTTGTATTGAACATTTTTAACTTTTTTCCTATAATTACTTGTAATTTACTTATGGGAAATAGAATGAAGTCCTCTGAAAAAATACAAGAACTTGATAGAAAATTCGAAAAATTGGATGGAAAAGTTTTGTTTTTGATTTCTATAACTTCCATTGAATTTATCCTTATACTAATCTTATTTTTTAGAAAATGACAGACGAACTAAAAAAAAGAATGGATTGAAGAACAGAGAAAGCAAATTCAACTTGTCAATCCTAACATAATCCCCATAAATCCTATAATAGGATTTTTCTTCAAAGTCAATGGAATAGAAATTCCTGAGAATCTTTTCAAAGAAGAGTTTGATGTTATATCAAGTGCTTACTTTTCAGTTCTCGAAAAATTGAATTCTGAACAAATCAAAGGATAATCTGATGAATACTTTATTACAAAAAGAATGTGTAACATACACTCAAGCAAAAAAACTCCAAACTTTAGGATTTAATGATTCCCATTGTTTTGCTTATTACAATGGAGATAATTTAAATTTAAATGGCGGTAGTCATAAAAATAAACACATAGGAACCATAAATACTTATGTGGCAGATAATATGATTCCAGCCCCTACATATCAAGGAGCATTTCGTTGGATTAGAGAAAAGTTTGGATTTCATCATCTTGCTTTAATGAATAGATTTTATATCGATAGAGGATTTACCTTTGAAGAGTCTGAATCAAAATGCTTAAACGAGCTTCTTAAAAAAATAGAAACTGAAGAGTCTATTCAAATTCATATTTAACATTAAATATACTAAAATGAATCATAAAGAATTACATAATGTACCTTCAATTGCTTTTGAACATTTTATTGTAGCAATAGGTATAAGAGAAGGGTATAAACAAAGGGTGTTAGACTGGTGGAATGAAAATAAAAGCCACATCAACATTTACTATTTTCCTTTCAAAACAAATATAATAATGGGCGGTTGCGTTATCTCAAGCGACTCAATTGCCGTAAACTCCAACTTTGACAATAATCCAGAGAACTTGCTTTATGTGGCATTACACGAAAGTGCCCACGCCCAACAGGAACTTGAAGGCAGACTTTCTCCTTATTTCGATACAGTTGTTCAAAATAATTTAGAGCAGTTTTTAGAGGTCTATAAAACTCTTGAAGTAGAAGCGAATGATTTTGCTCATAATGCTATGGTAGAATTGGGTTTTGATAGCTTTATAATTCAATATGAAAGTTCTTTAAGATTTAATGAGCTTGCAGGTCAGATGGTATTTGAGACTATGAAACGAGAAATAGAAAAAAACAATCCAACTAATTTTATGGAAATGTTTGAAAAAATGATATTCTAA